GTGAAGCTAAAAGCCCATCTCGGTTTGATGCGATCCCGATCAATGTGTTCACGATTTCTGTGTTAATCATGGATGGCCGCTCATTAATCCTTGTAGCGATTAAATTCAGCAGCTTTTGGACGCAATCCACCGCGAACACGCTGGTCGCATTTTCTTTTGCAATGTCTCGCAAAAGAGCATCGGAAGCCTTTAGTCGTTCGTAATAACTGATGGCGATGAGAACTTGAGGCGGCGGTTCTTGCATAAAAATTATCGTCCGTCAGGAGTTGGAACGGGGTCCATTGTCATTGGCTTGAAGTCGCTCGCAACCGCCACTGGCTCGGCAATGTTAAGCATGAGTTGCCGGAAAGCCACCGCACCAGCCAGCGCCTCTTTGGAGTAACCGAAGTCCACCATTTGCGCGACGGCGTAAATCATCACGGTCTTTACTTCGGTCGAATTAACCAGCGCCGACAAATCCGAACGCTGTTTTTCGTTGTGCGTCTTGTGAAAGTTGTCGCGGGCGGAAAGCGTGTTCATTGCGTCACGAACCTACCGATTGAGAATTATTTGTCAAGTTTGTTTTGAATCCGGTTTTTCAACCGGAGCGGCAGCGGCCTTCTCTTTCATCGCCGAAATCTCCGCCTCGGTCTTGGCCTGCATCGCCGTAATTTCGGTGATGGCCTTCGTCCGCATGGTTTCGATTTCCAATCGCGCCTCGTCGAGCATTTGCTTGACGCTGACGGCTTGCTGTTCCTCCGACTGCTGAATCTTCTGGGAAAACTTGGCTTCGCTTTGCTGCATCTTTTGTTCAAACGAGGCTTGCGCGTTTTGCATCTTCTGTTGTGCGGCCATCTGGTCGGTCTGGAGTTTCAGCATGGCCTCGGGGTCTTGCTGCCCTTCCTGCGACTTCTCGGACTGCCTCTGCTCGTACGCTTTGACCAAGTTCATTTGCTTCCCGAGTTCCTTGCCAACCGCCGTGACAAATTCCTTGTTGTTTTGATCCTGAGCCATCAATGCGAGATGCTGGCCGATGTCCTCCGCCACCATCTTTAGTCCGATGACATCTTGTGGAGTTCCCATTTGATCGGTCGCTTCGATTCTTTGAATCACGGCGTCCATTTTCTCCATCATGGCGGCGATGTAATCCTGTTGCTCTATTCCTTCGCGCAGGCCAACCGGAGTCCCCAGCATCAAGTTCGGGAACGTCTCATCTGCCGCCATCGAACCGCGAGTGACCTCTGCTTTCTTGTTTGGAACCAGCATCTTCGCCTTGTTCCAATCGCCCTTAACTACTGCGGTGAAATCGCGGATGATGACCCGCTGGGATTCGGTATCGTAGTGTGGAAGGTTTTGCATCATCATCATGTTTTCCTGCAAAGCCAAAGTTTTATCACCGCCGCCGGCCACCCGCTCAATTTCAATCTTCCAACATTCCGGCTTCATTAGTTCGGGTGGAATTCCTAACGCCTTACACTTCGCTTGAAACCTCTTGGCGTCGGCATTGCTGCTATTAGGCAGCAGTAATCTGCGAAATTCTTCTTGTTCGCGATAGGTTTCCAACTTGTACAGCGTGTCCATCATCACGCTGACGATCTTGTTCGCGTTCTGGAGTTTGATTTGCGCCTCGCCCAACGTCTGTTCGCGGTTCGTCCCGTTGTCCACGTCTTGCACGTAGGATGCGCTGGATTCGGAAAGTAGCTGGCGGCTCTCCGACATCGCACCCTCTACCAAGCGCGGGTCAACTTGATGGCGCTCGTCCTGTGGAATAATCGAAACTCCATCATCCAATACAAAGTTTGGTTTGAGATGGACAAGCTTTGGACGGTCGCGGTCGGCAGGATTGGAAATTCGAAGCCCCATCATCATACTTTCCATCACATGATGAAACCACTGTGACCGCAGCAGGTTTAGATATTGAACCGGCGCAAACAGCAACTCCCCAAGCCCCCGCGTGCCGTGATAAGTGTAAGGCGGAACGGGATTGCAGTCGCCATACTGGATATGCAGGATGCGCGTGATGTCCTCAGCAAAAACGCGCTTGCCACTGTCAAAAATGAACTCGTCGGCCAGCTTTATTCCGGTAACACCTTCTCCAGCCTCAACGTCTTTCAGCACGATTTTGCGATACCATTTGCCATCCTGCGACTTGTAGTAGAGGCAGGCCAGATTGACCTTGGGAACGCTGTCGCAGTCGTAAGCGCCTTGATTCTCTCGCCAGTGGCTTACCATCTTTTCTGGTTGATCCCACCAGTGGTAATTGTTGGGGTTCTCGTTTAGCTTGCCGTAAACGTCGAGGACTTTCCGCACTGCCGCAAGATTCCAGCCCGCCTCCGACGCCTCATTGGAGTTTTCGTGAGTCATCTTTATTAACTCGGATGGAGTCAGGTAAAGGTTGGCAGCGAAGTTCGTCCAGTTGGCGAAGCCCTGGAGTGAGCTGGTCGGTACCAGTAAATCCTCCAATGGCATGAAACGCCCCATCCAATCGAAGCCAGTCGTCCACATGAGCGCGCCGATGCCATGCAACACCAGAGTACCATTGCGATTTCTCAGTCGAAAAAAGTTGTCCAATCCCTGCTTGATGTCATTAACTTCCTCAGTGACCCCATGGCTCCTTTCCTCCCGTTTCTCAATTTCCCCTTTGGTAAGCCGATAAGTCGCGTAATTGTCTTTGTGGAGGAAGGCGTTGTTTACAATCCCGGTTGCCTCCCGGATGATTTTTCCCATCTCCCCCCAGTTGACGTTAACGCTCGACTGATTCTCGCGCTGTTGCTCGGGCGTCATCGGCAACTGCCCCTGGGCGAGATTGTCAATCTTGGCGCGGTTGCCAGCGCGGACGCGCTCTGGCACCTGCATTAACTCAATGGCGGCGAGGACGGCTTGGGGCGTACCGTAATCGGGGGTGTTTTTGATTTGGGCGCTCATGCTTCTTTGCCGATCACTTTCCCCGCATCATTTATTTCTTTGAGGTCTTTACCGAACTCAATGAACTGCTGGGGATCGCAATGATGAATTATCGCCGGTTTTTCGCCTTCGTGAAAAGGAAAGTCTCCGTTGTGCCAGACGTAAACATCAACACAGCCTCCGGCAGTGCTGTTTTCGTATTCCGTCCACGTCTTGTCAAAGACGGCAACCGCCCTTCCATGATAGCCGCCCATCTGAGGATACCAGATAGCGAAGCCATGCCGCCCGCCTTTGTCAAAAACCTTTTCTCGGTTCGTGCATTGTTCTGGGGTTGGCTCTTTCATGGCGTTGCCGTCTCAATAGAACTCTTACACCCCTCAGTTGCAACACAATCCAGTTTGGAATGCTTGGGCTTCTGCATCAATTCCCGCTTTTGGCGACGAGAAAGGCGGGGCATCTGTTTGGCCAGTTTGTCGGCTTCAATCTCTCTCATTTGAGCGGCCAAGTGAATCGGCATCTTGGTTTGCGCCATCTCCTCAATTGAAAGCGTGGCGTAGCGATCTAATTCTACCTTGTCAATATGATCGGAAATCTCCTTCGCGATTTCTTGGGGTTGCATGGGCTGTGACCAATCTACAGCGCAAACCAGTCCATGTTTTTCTGCCAGTTTAGAACATTGCTCGGCTGTCAAATTCGTACAATCAATTGTTTCATGGTAGTCTGAAATAAAATTCTCCGCAAACAACCCCAGCTTGTCGCCGTGAACAACAACCGCCTTGGTCGAAATCTTAGCCAAATCCTCCGGCGTTTCGAGGTTGAGATATTGCACCAAGTCGGTATGGCTCGCGCTCGGGATAACTTTCTCCGCAGTCGCCAGAGGAAACGGCGCGTCGCCCTGCAAAAACTTGTCCAGTTCGTAGCTGGCAACCGGGTAGTAAACGCCGCAACGCGCCATGAATGGCTTCTCGGCCTTGGATAGCAACCCCATGTATTTCTTCGGCTGCGCGTCGTAGGCTTCGGCGATACGGGCAATCCAATCAGCGGCAACCGGAACGCAGTCCGGCTCCAGCCAGAACCACGGCCAGCGGAAGTTTGATTGCGCCGTCAGTGCGGCGTGGCGGAACAGGTTGTTGAGTTGGTGAAATTTGGAGTTCCTTAGTCCCGCATCCACAACAGGCGCGACGGTTTCGGTTACAGACTCGAAAGCCATTTCTGCGGTGACGCGGAGGCGAGTTCTTAATTCTTGATGCAAATCTGAGTTAGAAACTATCAACAAATGACCGACTGGCTTCTTGCTATTGAGTTTGTAAACGAAATCCAACAACCTCTCTGCAAGAACTCCGTCGTTCGCGCAGGCCGGTAAAACTATTAGAAGTTTTTTATTCATGCGTAAGTTCCTGCATTATTGTGAACTGGTTCTGTTAGTGTTCTTTCGATTGACCATCCCATTGCAAGCCTCCGGTATATGCGATCTCTTGGGGCAGATATTTTCCTAGCCCACGCCGCAGCAGTAAGTGATTCTCCGTTGAACAAATGCCGCCTGTTGTTTCTTTTATTGTTGGCCTGCTCCAAGTTTGTTGCAATCGTATTTTAATACGGTCAACCTACCGACTTTGATTCCTGTTCTGTCTATAAACTTCATGGTTTCTTCAATTTCCAGCAGAACGAAGGGAGTCGCCCGCGATCCCCGTCAGTCAAAAACGGCTCTATCCGATCCTGCGGCTCAAGCACTAGAATTCGCAAAACGCACCCGCAATCCTGACATTGACCCAATGAGCCAGCATCGCGAGTCCTGAGATTGGTTCGGTTCTTTAATTCGAGCGACTTCCTGACGAACCACGCGATGAACAGTTTTAGTTTTCCGACCTCGACGTTTTTACTACAAGTGTTGCAAACATTCGTCCGCCACTGCGCCTCCTTAAACGTGACGACGTTGCCTCCAGCGCGAAGCCATTCAAAAATCTCTACTGCGCCGCCCCAGAGTTGTTTGATGGAGTTCATAACGCTCATTCTTGCAGTTTAATTTCAACGTGGTGCTCACGGTAATGTATCATGGCGTCAACGTAGTGTCCCTCTGCCTCAAGGAGTGTTTTTACATCGTATGAGTCATTTTTTCTAATCAACTTCTTGATTCGATCCCGCCTGCAACGCAGTTGAAACAACCATTTGTCGTTATCTCGGACTTTGTTTTTGTGTTGTTCGTCCGCCGAGATGTTCATACCTTTTTCCCACACTTCGCACACTTGCGACCTGTGACCACCCTTGATCCGCACGTTTTGCACAGAATTTCGACGAACTCTGTAGAGCCGCAAGCACAAACCGTAGCCGCCTGCGGTTGCTGTCCTAGCTTCAATTCCGGGCCTCCTAAAAAAAGATGTGGGTGAGTCGCGTTCTTTTGCGCGTAGATTTCCTGAATCGTTTCGTCCAAGCCTCCGCCGCCTTCGGGATACAGTTTGGGGTTGGCGACTCGATGAGCGACGACCTTCCGGGCAGTTGATTCGACGTTACCATGGAGGCCGTCGAAGCTCATTCCCGTGCGGGGATCAAGGAAGCTGTAACCTCCCTGCGGCGGATAAGGTGAATGAGGAAGTTTCGGAACAAGCTTCATTTCTTTTTGCGTTTCTTGTAGGCCATAAAGTTATTGAACAAATAATATCAAGGTTTTGGGATTTGGGGAAGGGTTATTTGAACCCAGCCCTCTCTTGTGTTGGCGTTAATTTATCGAAGCTTTCAGATAGGAATTTCTGCTTGCCGGTTTCTGCGCCAGCACGATAAACCTTTTCAAGAATCGAAATCTTAGCCTCGTCTGAAAGTCCGTTAAACTCTGGATTTTTGACAATCTCATCCAGAACAACCTTGCGCTCTTTGCCTACCAGTTCGGCGAATCTGGAATACAGCAGCGTCGGAAGTGGATAGGTCTTTTTGTCCACTGTGATTTGGCGCTCGGGTATGGAGGGAATCACCTCACTGCTAGCCGTCCTTCGCCACAGCCGGTAAAGCTCCAGCTTGACGGGATCGTCTGTGACTTGACGCCCTTTCGAGATGTCGAACAGGTGATACAGAATGGCGTTTCGGCCTTCGGGAGTCTGCGGCATCGGCTCGCCGAACAGGTCGCGCTTGGCCGGAAGGTAGTCATCAGCGCCAAGAATTCCAAATCGGTTGCGGACGACGTTTCCAAATTCCTGTGCGACCGTATCGGTTTTCATGTCGGGCGCGGTTTCGCGAGTTGCCCGGCTTATCGCGGTCAGTGTGTTCGGAGTGCCGACATTAAGAATCATGTTCTCCACGCCCTGAACGTAAGGGCCAAGATTGCCGTTTTGAATGGCGTCCAGCATTCCGGTGACACCCTTCAAGAAGGATTGATTGATAGTGAAGTTGGCTTGTTCCAAAACACCGTCGCGCACGAGAGAGGCCGCAAGTTCGCCCCCGCCAGATTCAGGCTTCTTCTCCATCTTGCGGCCAATGTTTGCGACCGAACTAAGGATTGCACCAGCCGCGCCGCCGCCGCGTGTCAGGTCAACCGTCTCGTCGCCCGGCTTGAATGCAGGATCGCCACCGGCAATGGAGCGTTCCAATCCGCTGACGTTGACGTGATTTGGTGGCAGCACTTCGCCAGACAGCAACCGCGCTTTCTGGGATTCGTTGCGGCCTTCGAGCGAAGGTCCGATCAATCCGTTTTGGTAGAGATAATATCCTGCTCCATAGAGGAGGCTTCCGACCACCATACGCCCCGCACTTATCTCGGCAGCGCGAGTGTTGCCCTTGTTGGCCTCCAGTGCCGTCTTTGCCGCCGCAATCAGTGGATTGTATTGGAGAGTGCGGACGACCAGATTCCAAGGCGTCAGCTTGTAGGGCGAAACCATCATGGTAAATGCCAGGTCGCCCCAGTCTCCACCCTTGTCCCGAATCATGGATTGGAGGTAATCAATCGCTTTGCTGGGCCGCTGGAAAATGGCGTCAGCCGATTCCAGTTTGATTTGCTTAAGCGTTTCCTTGTCGAAAAACAACTCGGGGAACTTCTGCGCCATCGCCCGGTCTTTCGCTGGAATGTTTTTTATTTTCGACTGCTCGGAAATCAGGCGGGCGCGGGCGGCTTCATACGCCGGTTTGTCAGCCGCAGAGAGCAAGCGCAACATCGCCTCCGGCGCGATTCCAAATGTGCCTTCGACGGCCATGCGGACGCGCTCATTGATGGGGACTTTCCCGCCAACAGTCGGCACGTCGGGATTCTTGGCAAATGCCTTGGCGAGCGAGCGCAGCGGTTGAAGCCCGGCGCGATACTCACCTTTGATGGTGTCGCCTGAACCTTTGGCGAGAATGCCGGGAGCTTTCTTTAATCCGACACCAAATCCTTTTGTTGCCGCAACACTTCCAGCTATCGGTTGCGACATCACCTTTCTTTCGCCACCAGACAGCATGGCTCGGGTCGCGTCAATCATGTTAGCCACGCTGCGGCTGCTGCCCTCCATCGCCGCGCCAAGCGTGTTGCCCACAAAGTTTGCGACGTGCGAGATTGGTGTGAGCGGATTGCCCTGCGCGAACGTCTTGAGCATCTGCGGCCAGTTCTTGACCTTGTAGCTGTTCATCTTCCGCTGCGTCTCAAGATCGGCCTTGTTCGCGGCGTCGAGTAAGTCCTGCGCCTTCTTCGCGTTGCCGTCAGTCGGATTCTTCTGCCATTCGTTCTTGGCGGTTTCGAGGCTCTTGTTCGCTTCAATGCTCTTGTCGGCAACACCCGCCAAATCCTCCATCTGCTTTTTGGTAAGAGGATCGCGACCGCCTTCCTTCAAGCCTTGGTTCACCAAATCAATAATGTTCGCCGGGGTTGTGCCTTTGAGCATCTTGAACTGATTGATGTTCTGCCCCCACTCAGTTCCTTGCTTGGAAACTTCTTTGAAAACTTCGTAGCCTTGCTCAAGTTTACCTTCGGCGAACAGACGGCGGCTGAGTTCCAATCGGGAGGCGACGTAAAAGTTGCTGCTCTTTGGAACTGCCGCAAGCTCGGCATCGGGGGCGGCGGCTACCGCTTCTTCGACGCTTTTGTATTTCTGGCTTTCGTAAAAGCTTTCGGGCGCAGTCGCGATTCTCTCTTGGACTGGCGCGGGGACGTTTTCGCTGGTTGTGGCGCGGGCTGCGCTTTGGCGCATTCGCTCGGGACCGCCTTCGATGGTTGGTGTCTGCGGTTCAATCCGGGCACTCTCAGCGCCTCGTTGTACCTGCGGACCTCCCAATACTGGTTTTGGCTCCAATCCGCCTGTGCTTTTTGCATAATTATTCGCTTTCTCCCAAAGGTCATTAAGCTGACTTCGTATTCCTTCGCCGTATTGTTCGATCATCCGAGACGACCACTCTTTGAAATTGGTAACGCCATCGCGAATCAGGACTGCGCCCTTGATGGTTATCGCGGCGATGCGTTGCGCTTCCTGCGCGGGGTCGAGTCCGCTTCGTGTTTGAGTTCGGGGATCACGATTAAGAATTTCGTCCGCCCAAAGGTTTGCCCGGTCTAAAAACTTCTGAGTCTCGGAAACGGAGCGTCCCGATTGCGGGTCGAGTGGGGTGGATTCAAGGGTTGGTTCTAGTGCGGCTTTGGATGGCTTTCCAAAAAAACTCTCCGCCATTTCCGCCGCGTTGCTGCCGTAGGTCAGCTTCATCTCGTTCGCCAGATTCTTGTTCAGGCTTTCCAATGAAACTCCCTGCTCTTGTGCCGCCTTCGCCACGTTCTCAAATGCCCTAGTTAGTCCGGGGCGAAGCTCGGGGTCTTTAGCTGCCTGTCTCGCAAAGTGAACCAATTCCTCGGTGACGCGGGAAAGATAACCCGGCAAATCTTTGGATAATTCGCCGATGTTTTCGATTTTGATGTCAGCGAGTTCTTGAGCGGTGCGTTCGCTTGGTGAAGTGGCCCTTCGCACGGCCTTAACCTCCGGCACTTTTATTTCTGAGACATCAATCCCAAGCTGCTCGCCGTTCTTTTTGAGCCATGCCGCGACTTCGGGATTCTTTTTCCAGTCCAATTTTGGTTCGGGAAGGTTTTTCTCGCGACCAATCCGATTCTCTATTTTGTGGCTGCCGCTGTTCGTGGCGGACTCAATCGCCTCTCGATATAACTGCCCCCGCTGGGCAATCGCTCCGTAAGCCGCCATCTTCGATGGGTCTTTTGAGGCCGCTGCCTTGGCTTCGGTAAGGTCTGCTTTCCACTTCTTCCAGCCGTCCGCCAATGCTTGTAAATCGGAGACTCCTTTTGCTTGAATTCCGACATCAACAACGTCGTCAGTGCTGACCTTTTCTTTGCGCTGGTTAAGTTTTTCAACCATTGCGGATACCGGATCAGCCTTCGATTCCGCCCCCCGTTGCGCTCGAATGCTCTCAACTGTTGGCGCGGTCGATGTGCGGCCAAGACCTTCGGCTTCGCTGGCGCGGTCGAAGAATGGGTTGGGGCGCTCTAAAAGCAAGTCGCTCGCTCCGCGTTCAAATCCTGGCTCAACTTTCAGCCCCTCTACCGAGGGGCGCACTGTAGTTTCCCCAGCTTCTCGGGTGCGTTCCGCCAATCTAGTTGGCGCGACCATCTCAAGTTGGGGTGGCGGATTCAACTCCTGCCGAATTCTTTCGAGCGCGGAAACTTCACCACGAGCCAATGGAGGATTCGGCCCTTGCTCCAAGGCGCGGTCGGCCAAGCCTCGAAGCTCGGGAGTTCCAAGGATGTTCTCGCCTTGGTCAAGACGAAGGTTTAATCTTCGGTCCTGCCTCTCAGGTCTTGGCAGTGGGGCGATTGGCTTGTCTGAAAACGGATTCTTGCGGAGTTCGTTCGCAAGCTCTCGAATAACTTCCCGCCTGGGGGCAACCCGCTCTCCGATAACTTTCCCGCCCGCGTGCGCCCCAGCCAAAGGCGCGAATACCGCTGTCTGCGCGATTTCGGCAAGGGCGGAAGTAAGGTTGTCCATGTTGCGCTCTGCCTCGGGCTTATACATTTGGTCGGCAATTCGCTTAAAAGCCTGCGGAGCGTGCGCGATCATGTCGGCAGTGAATCCGGCAGCGACCAGCTTCCCTAGCGCGCCCTGCGGCATCACCGCAAGTAACGGGGCTGATTCCACCAAGCCGCCCGCAATCTTCCCAACTGTCGCCGTCGCCGGATTGCTGCGTGAAATATCAGCCAATACTTTTTGTTGCGGGGTTGGCCCTTGCTCTCCGAAGGGGTCTTGAACGAAGTTGGCCAAGTTGCCGCCCTGCTCCATGTAGGCATCCAAATTTCCGGCAGCGGCAGTTCCAATCCCAGCCCCAAGATCGGAGTAGGCCGCATTCAAGCCGCGACCAGCAAGCGTGAATGGGGAAAGCAGTGCTTCTTTGGCTGTGCCTAGAAGCGATTCTTCTGGGGGTTGTCCGCCCTCAAAGTTGAATCCTCCGCCGTCGCGAGGAGTGAACGCCATTCCAGACGGGTCCATCTGCGGCAACGGAGCTTCGCCAATCGGGAGAATGGGAGCGCGGGCCAATCCCATGTCGGACAGAAAATCGGGACGGGCAGTTTCCGTCTCATCCAAAGGTACGCCACCAAAACCATCGTCATCGTCAATTGCCACGCCTCCGAACTCATCTTCAAGTTCGGCAACCTCGACTCCGCCCCATTCGTCTTTGAGTGGCATTGAAATTGGTGGCTCCGGCCAGATTTATCTAGCAACCCCGAGTTTCAAGTCGGGATGTTCCTTGCGATTACTTGGTCGCAAGTTGAAGGCATTTAGTAAACTCCTTCATTACACCACAGAGCCATTGAAACTTTTATCTCAAACTTTCCGCCGCGTCAAGGCTTGCGATACCGCTTTCCATTTCTGCCGATGTAAGTCGCGCCCTTTGGAAGCGAATCGAATTGCTGCTTGGAAGTAATCGTTGGCGCCTCGGAAGGCGCGGTCGGCGCGGGCTGTTGCAGGGGATCGCCCATGAAAATGCCAGGCTCGGCTTTAGCGGATGTTGGGCTGGCTGTGGCTTCTTGTTTGGGTGTGAAAAATGACGCTATTTGCGTATCTAAAATCCCAAGCCTTTCCTTGTCCGCTGCCGTCTGAAATTGTTTCCCCATCAAGGTCTGGCGCTGCTTTAGAAGGTCGCTGTATTCCAGCTTTTGCCTTGGCGTTAGTTCTGGGGTGACTTGAGGACGCGAATAAACCGACTTAGCCTGCCCGCTAAGTGGGTCAATCTGTACCAACTCGTTACCCATCTCGAAAGTGCGAGGTTGAATTGGTCTGGCCCGCGTTGGCGAACTCAGTTCATCCATCCCATAAGCCCCCATCAAAGGATCAATCAACTCCTGCCGAACGGCCTCCGGGTTCTCTGGGTCGGGAATTCCAGCGTCCATTCGGCCCTGCGCGGTAAGTTGCGGACCTTCACGACCAATCGTCCATGACGGCACGAAATCTTTGGGGAATGCCGATGGGTTTTTTCGCCACTCATCGGAGAGCTTGTTCTGAGCAATGTCCGCCTCAGTCAATGACGCGGAGGCTCTCGGGCGCGAGGTCCTTGCCTCAAACTCAGCAAGCGCCCGCCCCATGTCATCGTCGAAGGCGCGTTGCAGATTTGGCGACAACGGCACTCGCGAGCGCGTTCGCCGGATTTCGCGTTCAAATGGGTCAAGGAGTTCAGCCATAAATCAACGCGCCCACGCTGGCAATACCGAAAGGTTTGAGGTGCCCATAGGCGTATCTTGCCCCGGCAGGCGATAGAGTCCGCTGGCGAGCTTTGGGCGATTAAGCCGGGACTGTGCCGCTGCTGCCTCCTGTCGCGCCAATTCCTCGCGACGGCGCCGGTCGTTGAATTCCTGACTGTATCGGTCCTGCTCGAATTGCTGCGATGGATCGGCGAAGGCGTTGCCGGGAGTGCTGGTGATAAGTTTCATCAGTTGGTCAAAACCAACTTCCTGATTCTTTGCGGCGTCCTGTTGATAGAGATCGTAGCCGAGCGCATTCGACACTCCTGAATTTGGCATACCACTCGTCGCGCCGAAGTACGCGGCCTTAGAGCGGGCTGGGCCAGTGCTGGGCTGACCGCTCAAGAGTTGGCCGATGTTGCCCTCTGCGGAGGCGAGGTTGCCCTTGAAGCCCGGTAGAAAACGAGAAATGTCGAAAGCCATTTTGTTCCTTAATATAAACTTTGGAGACAGTAGTTCGGCCCATTGACTGAGACGCGAACGCTCAGTTGGTCCGCTGGAGATTTGTCGCGATCCTCGAAATTAAGCTCGCGTATCGCAGACAAGAAGTGAGCTTCCGCAAGCTGTACGTCATTCGCTTCGCGGGCTTTTATGGCTTGGATTGCCATCGCCAGCGCGTCTAAGTCTGAAATCAGGAGAAAATCGTTGTCTTTGACGACCGGGATGTAGGCCAGTTTTATCAGCGCCTCCATGTGCCACGTCTTGACGCCGTTCTCATCTGTCGAATGGCACGCACAAGCAAGCTGTGGAATCTTCATCTGCCGGTAGCTCGGGTTCGTCTCTCCCGGTTCGTAGGAGGCCAACATTCTCAGCAGCGTCGTTGCCGGGTCATATTCGTAGAGGTACGCCGGGCTTGAAGTCGCCTCGCGAGTCACCGAGTCAATCTTGGTGACGAGGGTTGTCGTTTGGGCAAGGGGGACTGCCGCCGTAATTGTCAGTCCGTTTTGAATGATTCCACCAACTTCTTCTTGCAGTGGTTGCCCTCCGTATTTCTTTCCGTAGATGGTAATTTTTTTTCCGATGTCAGCCGCCGCGACAACGTGGTATCTGATGAGCTTTCCGGTGTTGCCCGAAACTTGATTGAAGATCGGGACAGTGTTAACGTCGGTTGAATACGCGCTGCCGCCGTAGCCATAACCCCAGCCTCCACCAAAATCCGATCCGTAGCCGCATCCGGGAGATACAATTGCCCACCAGTTGTTTCGGATTTCCATCGCGCCCGAACGACAGAGACGCAGCCCCATCACTGTTCCGACCTGTCGTGGAAATACAACTGAACATCCGTTGGTGCAAAGCTTCATCAAGACCGACGTGCCGAACCAACTTCCTCTCTTGATGAGTCGTCGTGTGGCGCGGTTTACCAAATCCCGGAACTGATCTCCGTTCGCGCATGACGCCGCGATGTTCCTGATTCCGATGTCGGCTCTGGCGTCGGCGAGGGTGTATTGGTAGGCGCTCATCTGCTTACTCCATACTCCTTTTCCTCAAATCTGGCAATCATTGTTCATGGCGCATTGCTGATTGACGCGCTCCAAATGTGCGACTGTGGTGCGCCTCCCGGCGGATTAGCATCCGCCGCCATAGGGACACTGATATGCGAGTCAACCCCGCCGCTGTCTGGAATTGTAAATGGCAGGTCGTGCGTCCCTACTCCGAGTGCGACCATATCAATGATAAGGAGGTTGGCCGGAGGATTGTCATTTTGAACCGCAGATGCAGAAACCGACCCCGCACTTGGAACGGAAGTAATCTCCAGGTGAAAAATGCAGTCGCATCCAGGTCCGTTGTATGTGATGCGTCCGGTGTTTGCCGCAAATGCAAATGCTGGACTGGCTGCCGCAAATGCTGATGCAGAAAAAGAATCGGTTATACCAACGCCTGCCGGGTTAAAAGATGCGACCCCTCCACCAAACTGAACAATGGCATAGTCGGTCCCATTATCGTTCCATGAAAGCTGTGTCCAATCAGGGCAAACACTGGCTGCGGTGACCTCCAGCGCGAACGCCTTTGAGCAAGTATTCCCGCTGCCATTTACCACTTGAGTCGTAAAATTGGAAGTCTCGACAACTGTTGGCGTTCCTGAAATCTCTCCGGTCGCCGCGTTGAGCGTCAACCCGGTTGGCAACGATCCAGCAATAATGCTCCACACCAAAGTGCCGGTAATGTCGGTTGCCGAGAGCGTCGTCGAGTAAGGGGAATCCTCCGTGCCATCCGGCAGCGGTGACGCCGTGGTTATCAAACACGTTCCAACGTCCAGCGTGAACACCTTGGCGCAAACTTGATCGCTGTTTTGAACGAAGATGGCGAATGAAAAAGGATCGTCGGTCGTTGGTGTGCCCGAGATTTCTCCGGTTGCTGTGTTGATCGTGAGTCCGGGTGGAAGCGAACCCGATGCAATCCCCCAAAGCAACGTCCCACTGATTCCCGTCGCCGCCAACGTCACGGAGTAGGGTTCGCCAATGGTCGCGTCAGGAAGTGTCGCCGACGTAGTGATTCCCACGATGCTGATGGAATACGCCCGCGTTGCGCTAATGCCATCTGAGGTCGTGCCGCGCAATGTGAAATTGTAATTCCCAGCAACGGTTGGCGTGCCAGCGAATGCCGCCAAAGTTCCGACATTGGCAATCATCGTTATCCCGGTCGGAAGCGCCCCTCCAATAATCCCAAACGTGACTGGATAGCTTGTGCCCGGACTCACGGAGGCCGCTATCGTGTCTCCGAAGGAAGAATTGATGCAGGCGTAACTATCGAAGTCTCCAAGCGAAATTGACGTTCCGAATGGATAACTTGGAGGCAGGAAATCGCACTGGGCTTGCTGGGTCGCAACCTCTTGAATAATGGCCGCAACCGCCGCGTTGATCTGGGCCGTGGTAGCATCGGCGGGAAGTGTCCGACAGACCGTGGACTGACACCCTTTCAGGCAGAGAGTGATGGGTTGCCCGGGAGTCTGGGGAACGTCGGGGAAAATAAATGTCCCCGGAGGATAGGTGACAACCACCGGCTCGCCTGGAATGCAACCGATCCCGCCAACCGGACAGGTGATAACCACCGTTACTGGAGTGCCGTTAAAAAAGAGCGCGTCTTGAAGTGAGAACGATTCGGCGTCGGGTGCGATTCCAGTGCAATCATTCGTCAGGCACGATTCGTTTTCGGCGATGGCGGCAGGAGGGTTGTCAAGTGAGTAGAAAGTGGCATCCGCCGCGATTCCGGCGCAGTCGTTGGTTTTGCATTCGACGCGGAGGCGTTGGAAAGTGACAGGCGTTGGAGTCGGCGGAATCGGCGCCCCTGCGCCGTCGCCAAACAGCCCTGTGCCAAATTCAAATTCTCCGAACATAAAATCACAGCGGGCGCTTGGTTAGAACGGCCCACATATCCGAATACGTTTCGTGGTAATGCCGAAGCGCGAACATTTGAGTCTCGTGGTTTCGGCTCGCGAAGTCAGGGGAAATGTCAGAGGGGCCGCATTGGTTGTCGAAGTTACAACGCAAGTCGTAATATCCATAATTTAATTTATTAGCCTCTCGCCAACCTTTGTGCAAGTAGAGATAAAACATCGCGACGACGGGTGGAAATTTATGAGAGCAATCGCCCAGCGCCCTTTCACTTTTGTGACTTGGAGTGATGACGCGCATGATCGCATCGGGCTTCATTATTCGCCAGCACTCCTCAAAGAATCTCGGACGAATCTCTTGGTCGAGATGCTCAACAAAGTGAGAGCAATGGATTTCGCTGACAGACTCATCTTTCCACGGCCACGGGAACTTGGTGAGGTCGAGTTTAACATCCACTCCGGGGGCGAACAGGTCCACGCTGGTAAATCCCGGTTGAGGGTTTCGGCCAGCGCCAAGGTCGAGCTTGATTGGTGGTTTGATTGCTTTTATTTTTGCCATATTTACCAAAGAAAATCGTTTTCGACATCGTGGTGAGCGCATTTTACCCGGTTGTCCACGGCGATTTTCCCACCGGATCGAATCACCTTTTCGTGCCAGAAAAGGTCTTGAGTGTAACACTGAGTTCCAACATTCGGGTCCCAACTTTGCTTGGTTTCAAAGTACGGTGGTTTTGACTTCTTGAACAATTCCAAGCGAATGAGAGAGAATCCCATTCCAGTTCCATTGACTCGCTGGACTTGGTTTTCCTTGACCAGTTGTGGGATAAAATTTAACGGAGAAACATCAGGATCGCCGTACAGCATTGGTTGCCCTCCCTCGCCCTTCGTGAAATACAAACCTCCAACGATGTCGTATTTATCAATGCTCTCGTAGAGCTTCAATAGTCCGTCAGGTGGCGGCACCGTATCGTCCTCGACCGTGAGCATGTACTTGAACTTGCTCAAAACAGGACTCGCCAAAATCATTTCAACCGCCGCGTTAAACGCTGCCCCTACTTCCAAACCTGAGATGAAGATAGGCCCGACCGTGGGATTATTCATCGGCCTCATCAACCCCTGCATCGCGCTCACCCATCTCGGCGTCAAACTCCTCCCTCCCCGCGTCGGTGTGACAATCACCGTCGAAAGATTCTTGTAAGACTTCGATTGCGAAAGCCGTTCATTAGCCTTCTTCAAATCGGCGTTCTGATGACCCGGAGAATATGGCAAAATTATCGCTGGTTTCATTGGCCGGTCAAATTGAAATACAGACGCCGGTTTGATCCCAGCACGGTTAAATTGGACAAGGCAATGGTCGCCCCATCAGTGGTGAAAAATCCGCCGCCCATAATAGCGGGATCGCTCGCCGTTCCATCGTTTCCCATTACAACGCTGCGAATGTCAGCTTGGTTGACAAAGGCTATATTTGTAACCATGGCCCTGGGATTTATCAGTGCGGATACATCGCCGGAGGATGTCGCGGCACTGGACATGCGGGCGCCAACCCAATACTGACCCGCAGTCATGGCGGCCTGAACCATCGGAAGATCAAAAAACTTAAACCCTGTAATTGACGCCATCAGTCCCGTCGTTACGGTTAAATTGTAAACGCTTGAGCTTATTGCGTAGCTTTCGCTCCCGGATGAACTGATTGTTCCCGCCTGCCAAGTGGCGGCGCGCGTGACCGTCCACTGGCTTCCGTTTGTGATGGTCAACTGGTTCTCGAATCTATACAGGGCTGACGCTGACGTAACAAGTTCAAGATTGGTTGAGTTGGCGCCGGTCCCTTGCGAATAAAGATAGCCAGTATAGGATTGGCCAATTCCTGCGGTCGCCGACGCGAAGGTCGCATTGCTTACAATGTTTGATGTGTTGGATGAAACTGAAACCAGCATTTTCGCATACGCGCTGCTCATCTCAAAGGGGAGGTTGAATCGCGCCAGATAAAGCTGTGAATTGTTGACATTCGCGGTGGCGGTTGAAATCAGTGCAAACGGTTCAAAATAGCTGACCCTGGCCGCCGCCGCTGTTCCTCCGGCGGCGCTTGCGGTAATTGTTGAGCCATTCAATCCGAATGTAACCCCGTTGGAATTACTGAACACAATCGAAGCAAGATTGTTGGAGGTCGTGCCCGCGCTGAAATTGACCGACCCTCCTCCGCCAGCAGCAACGCTCGCTGTAATTATGCTCCCCGCCGACGTTCCAAACGTCACGTTGTTGGCGTTGCTGAATCCCAAAGTTTGAAACGCGAACGATCCGTTGGAGGCCGATGCCGCCTGATTGCTCTGGCTGGTCAGGCCGTTGTGCGAGGCCACGACCGATCCGCCGCTGTTTGAAAACGTGATGCCGTTGGAGTTGGCAAAATTGAGCGTCTGAAACGCGCTGCTGCCTCCTTGCGCGGAGAAAGCTTGGTTGCTTTGAGAGGTCAGTCCGTCATGTGCGGCGGTGAGAGTGCTTCCATTGAGTCCGAAAGTAACCCCATTGGAATTTGAGAACACGACTTCTCCGAGAGCGACATTCGTAGTTCCTGCCGAGATTGAACCCGCTGCGCCGCCTGCCGCGACACTGGCGGTCAAGGTCGAGCCGTTTAATCCGAAGCTGACCCCTCCCGAATTGGAAAACACGATTGAGCCAAGATTGTTGCTCGTCGTCCCTGCTGAAAAGTTGACGGAGTTTCCCCCTGCGGCGGTTCCGACCGAGGCGGTCAGCACGCCGTTATTGGATAGCCCGAAAGTGACGCCGTTGCTGTTGGAGAAAATTACAGTGCCGGTGCTTTGAGAATTCGCACCGGCAGAAATTGCCGCGCCCCCTCCTCCGCCAGAAAAACTTGCTGTGATGGAATTATTGCTCGCTCCAAAGGTGACGCCGTTTGAGTTTGCAAAAACCACCTGATTGCCGGTCGCATTAGTCGTCCCGGCAGAGATGGAAAAGATCGCCTGATTTTCAATGTCGGTGAAAACTTTTGCTGTAACGGTGTTGCCGATGCGGTAGCCGGAAGCGATGGCCTTTGCGGTGGTTCCCTCTTGGGCGCGGACGATGGTGAAGATGTCGCCAACGATATTGGTTACGCGGACGATTTCGGCATTGGCGGCTGTGGGGCTTACTGTTGATGGCCAGACTGTGCAATTAAAAGGCACTGCCGGAAATAACGACACGAACCCAGCCGTGATAATCAAACTCGTTCCTGATAGCGCAGGAGACGGCGCCACCGCTACCGTTGCGAGGGCCAGGTTGGTGTGGGCATCGAAGGTTGCCATAGGACTTAGCTTGTAACAGTCTCACTCACATTGCAAACCGGACTCTGGAACTGCGGCACTGGTTGCGTCACCGCAGCGACTCTCAGATTCAACATCCGCCAATAGCCGGAAATTTGCAGCCTTACCTGCAACGTCCGGCCAAATCTTGCTGGCGCGTCCAGTGAGCCGTTGCAAATCGCGCTCTGTGGCTCGCCAAATCCGATCCTTGGAAAGTAAAGTGGCTTCGATCCCGCCGCCGCGCAAATAGTGAAGTCATGCCACGGCACCCAGCACGTTTCGTCGCCATACCCACCGTATTGATCCGGCTTGTAGAACACCTGAAACCTGACCGTCCCGATAATCTGGTCAACCGCAAGCTCCCCGTTCAGGAGTTGCAAAAATACCTCGTGCGGTTTGACATCCTGATTGAACATCGAAGCCGTTTCGATGATGGCCGAAATGGGCACGCTGCCATTGTCGAAATGTTGGTCGCCAGTTGGAAGCAACTCGTACAATTCGATTTTTGACAGCGTGACGTTAAAGGTGAACGCAAAGGCGCGGCTCGTCCCGTTGAATAGCCCTTGCGTCAATTGCAGGGTGTTCAAGCCCGTCCACTGGCCATCGTAGCAGGCTGGCTCTTTTCCGCGCAGGCTGCTCAGGCCGTCCAGATTCATTGCGACCAAACTTGTGTGGAATACCCCCTGCGAGGATGCCTGTGGAGAGGCGGTGAATAAAACGCGGTTGTCGAAATTGATTGCGCTGCCGTAGGGCAATAGCTGCTGGTCGTCCTTGTTGAACACGCGAACCATTTCCTCAGAGATGGGGGTGTTGCCATTCAACGACGACGTGAATTGTTGGCGGGCCAGAATCAGCGAACCCAATCCTGCCGTTGACCTGAATTGAATGTCGCTGTTGACGTTGATCGTCGAGTTTTGGGCGAGTGGGCCGCGACCTTTGAGGGCTTCGGTGAGAATCGGACTGCCTTTTAGAATGATCGCCGCAAGGTTTTCCGGGTTGACCGGAGCGATGCAGCTAAAAATTGAACGGGCCGTTCCAACCATGAGCGGGCCTTGGCCTAAAGCAACATCAAGTATCGCCGCGAACGTCATTGAGGTAATCGTGTCGCCTGCCGACGGAATGCGGAAGTTGCCGCCTCCGAAGGTTGTCAGGGTCGTCTTGAGAACGGCATCACGACGTTGATACGCTTCCGTCCCGGATGGCCCGCCAGAAATGTCGCTGGGAAGAAAGCTCACTCCGTCCACGAGCGAAACCCAGTTTTGGCCGTGACCGTAGGCGCCCATTCTACCGGCAGGAAGTTCAGGAACGGACATTATGACCGCGCTGATTAAGTTTCCCGACGTGACGTTGGAGAGATTGATTACAACTAAGCTCGTGCCGCCCGGAGGAGCAGGAACGGCTTTTATGGTGTACTGCTTGTTGTTTATGAAAACTTGCTGATTGTCGGGGCCGGAGTAAGCGGTGTCCAAAGTGAGTTGAACCGTGCCACCTTGCGCGGGAGCAACCGTCGCGCTCGCGGGAGCGATGCTTCCAACAACGACGTTCGGGGTTGTCGAAGCGCCCTTGATTAAAATCGTATGCGCCGGGATGCTGTCGCCGGGGGCAATCGTAACTGACTGGGTATTTCTGACCGATACGAAGTTGCCGGGGCCGATTGATTCCGCCGCATATAACTTTCCTAAAATAATTACCAGGTCTCCGGCGCCTCCGGTGAACGGTAGCGTCAATGTGAGTGTTAAAAGCAATGTGCCCGCAGCGTGAGTTCCTGCCACGCCCCCAAGAGGCAGGTTCGTCGCTTGAACCCCGAAAACATCTCCCCGAATTATCACTTGATCGCCAACTGCTATCGCCTCGCCCGGAGTCGCGGTGTAATTGGTCGCGTCAACCAGATAGCCCGCCGCGTTGGAGATTGGTTGGTAAAACTCGCCATCAATAATAACGGGGACGTTGTAGGGTCCGGTGTAGGGCGCGAGTAAAGTCAGCGTGACCTGATTTCCAATCACTGTTGGTTTTGCAACCGACCCGGCATCCTGAGTAGCAAGCAGTGTCGTTGGCCCGAAACTCCTGCGACTGCTATTACCATCGTAAAAAATCGGCAGACTGATGCCGTCGTTGACGATGACGAAGTTCTCCGATTGCCATAACCAGGCTTGAGTCGCCGTCGCAGGATTAGGATCGCCCGGAATGCTGATGTCGGAAACCGTGATGACATTTCCCACCGTCAGAAACTTGTAGAGCTTGCCACTGATGGCCGCGATTTGCGAAGTCTCGCCGGAGTCCGAACGGTACGGCGTCGGCATGGCGCCCTGAAATAATCCCTCCTCAATCGCGGTCTGAACTTCGGGCGAAGGATAAACTATCGTCAGATGCGTTTTTGAAAACGGAGGCCGGGGCGAAGCGTAGCCGTCGCGGACGGTCACGTTTTGAAGATAGGAGGCTTGGGTTTTTTCGATTAGGAGTGGCAACATTCCACTCATCATGCCGCCCGTCAGGACGCTGACTGAATCGTAAATAGTAGCGGGGCGGAATGGGGTTGTGTCGGCCACGTTAAGTCAGGCTGGTGATTAAATCGTTGATGTGATCGGCCAGCGATGCGACAGCGTTAGCCGTGTCCATGTTCATTATCTTCACCAGCAACGTGCCCTGCCCTGCCGTGAAAATTGTTCCGCCCGCCGCTACTTCAATTTCTAACACCTGAGCCGCCGTGCCGACATTCGCCGCCGTTACCGCCGTGCCCGCGACCAATGTTCCAAGAGTCGCCGTGTTCGCCTCAGTTGGATTAACCACGCCTCCAGTAACATTCGTGCCGCCAATTTCGAGATTCAAACTCATTGTGGCCCCTGCGCCGACTCCAAGCGTGGTTGGCACGAAATCAACCGCAAGAATTTTGAAGGCGTAGCCGGGCACGTAGCTCGACATCAGATTCGCAGCCGCAGCCGTAAGCGCGACGAGGTTGATGTGAAACATTAAAGTGGTGACGCCGACACCAGCAGCAACAACGAGGTTATCCACCGCTCCAGCAGTCGTGAGCGCACTGTAATCAACGGCAGTCGGAAGCGCCGCAGAAAGCGCACCCGTTGCCCCGACCGAAGTAAACTGACCGCCTGAACCGATTGTGAACGGAGCGGCGGTGTCGCCCGGAGCGGCTGTGTAGCGCAATCCCATGGCTGTCGTTCCGGTCTTGTCAATTAACTCGAATGTCCCATGGTCAGTGCCGCCAGAGGGGTCAGCGCCGAAGATGGTCTGACCGATGACAAACATCGCGTTGCTGACGACCGCGACTTGAACTGTGGCCACTGCATCGGCGAAGGTGGCGTTGGCGGTGGAGAGAGTGAACACGGAAAGACCGTCCGCGCCTGCGGCTCCTGCGGCCCCGTCGCTACCGGCGGTTCCGGGGACGTTAGTTACAACGGGCTGACATGGGGCACAGCAATCAAAGGCATCGCTCACGATTGATTTATCACTTGCGCGGCTACCATAGTCAATTAGAATCGCCTTGGCTTAAAAGGCCATGCGAGATGAATAAACAAATTTCCACAGACTGCTTAAACCGCGAGGTCAGCACCCGTCTCCATCGGGCTTTTAGGTCTGTGGGTTTTGTTTGTTATGAGCCAATACAATCGCAAGCATGGAGCAACTTCTGGCAGGAAAAGAACCAAAGAGTATCGGGCGTGGAAATCAATTAAAGACCGATGCTATCTCAAAACTTCAAAGTCCTATCCTCGGTACGGAGGACGTGGAATTTCCATGTGCAAAGAGTGGAGAACATCCTTCCTTGAGTTTTTGAATCACATCGGTCTGTCGCCATCTCCAAAGCTTCAAGTTGAGCGAAAAAACAACAGTGGAAATTACGAGCCTGGAAATGTTGTTTGGGCCACAGTTCGCCAGCAGTCTCGAAATCGCAGAACAAATGTTTTTTCTGAATTCATGGGGAGAACTCAATGTGCAAAAGACTGGGCGCACGAAATCGGGGTTCCATACTACACTGTCATAAGAAAAATAAACGCCGGATGGAGCGTCGGCAGAATTATTGCGAAATACAAAGAACCCTGACATAATAATTTCAAATGCCGAGAATCCGCTACGAAATCAAATGGCCCGACGATCTTGACGACGCGCAGATAGAACGCGAGATGCTCCGCTACGGGGGTTACTACCCGTCCAAGGACGGAAAGGTTCGCGGGCTTGGACTGATGCAACACTTCAAAAATTATTGGGCGCTGCTCTGGCCGGAAGATTCTCAAACTTGGTGGACAGATTTGATTCTTGAAAACATTATCAAGAACACATTCACGTCTCTCGTCGGTCCTGCATCTTCATGGAAGTCTGGCACGGTGTCTCGCATCGCGCTCATGGATTGGTCGTGCTGGCCGGATTGCACTTCGGTCATTATGAGTTCAACGGACATGGAGGGGCTTCGCTCGCGCATTTACGGCGAGACAACGATGATGTGGAAACGCGCTTCGGAAAACTTCGATTGGTTTCCGGGCAACCCCGTTGACAGCAAGTGCGTCATCACGAATACCAACGTCGAGGAGGAGAGCGCCCGCGATATTCGCAACAGTTTGCTCGGAGTTGCCTGTAAAACTTCCTCTGGGGTTTTTGTCGGCATGGGTAAATACTCAGGGCGCAAGAATCGCCGGGTGTGGTGCCTTGCGGACGAGTTTCAGTTCATGCAACTTAGTATCCTCCAAGGTCAGGACAACCTCATCAGCAACGACGACGGCTCTGGTATAATGGGCGGCGTCTATCCCCAAGATCATCCAGACCCCATCGAGCGCGGCAAGTCTCGTCGTTTTTATCGGTGCGTGTTTATCGGAAACACCAACCCGTCGGTTCGAGACAACCCTCTGGATATTGTGTCTGAGCCTGAAAATGGATGGGGTTCAATCCCGGAGGCAACAGTTGAGTCTGGTAAAACTCAGGTGTGGAAATGCAAGAAGCACCCCAAGCATCCAGTTCAATGTGTCTGCGTAAACCTTGATTCATTTGATGGTCCGAATAGCCCCTTTCCGGTTGACCGACCGCGCTGGTCGCAACTGGCAGGACCTCACAAGCTGGCAAAATACACGCCCGGCTCTGAATCGTATTGGTCGAACGGACGCGGCACTTTCAAGTTTGGTTTGGACGCCTTCAAAATCATCACCAAGGAATTATGCGACATCTATCACGCCTTCGACGATGTGGCGTGGGAGGGTGAAACTACCAGCATTGGAATGTTGGATGCCGCGTACGGCGGGACCGGATCAGACCGCTGCCCCCTCGGATGGTTGGAGTTCGGAAAATGCGTTGATGGCAAGACTCGGATTAAGTTTCGTGAAATGTGGCTTGTGCCAATCGTTATTCGCAAAGACATCACTGCGGAGGAGCAAATTGCCCATTACTGCAAACAGAAAATGGAATCGGTTGGAGTCATGCCGAAGGATTTCTTTTTTGACGGTCGTGGCACTTTGGCAATCAGCTTGGGGCGCATTTGGAGTACGGACGTAAACAGTTTGGAATTTGGCGGCTCGCCAACCGAAAGACCGGCTGGCCCAGACCTTTACACCGTGGACAAGAAAACAAATCAACGGAGACTCCAGACTGCCAAAGAAGCATTTTTGAATTTCGTCACGGAGTTATGGATGAGCGCCCATTACGTAATTGAATCTGACCAAATGCGCGGACTATTGCTTGAAATCGTTCTTGATGCCCAACCCCGCGAGTGGAGAAAGGTTCGTCAGGATAAAATCCAAATTGAAACCAAGGACGAGCTTCGGGAGCGCACAGGCGTCAGTCCCGATCTTAGCGACATGCTTGTTACTGGAATTGAGGGAGCGCGACGGAGAGGTTTTATGATTGATAAGGTTGCCAATCCGGAAACATTCAAAAAATCCTCCCGCCCCTCCTGGCTGGAAATCGAGGCCAAACGCGAAATGGACGATCTAATCGCGAACCAACTGGTAAAAGTTTGAAATATGACAACTCCCGAACAATCCGCGATTGATTGGTTTCTCGAATCGTATCCGAATCCACCGATTCGCGAGGATGGATCGATAGACTTTGAATCGCTATGTGGAGAGTTTCTTGTTGAGGGCGTTCCCCACCGCGAGGTTAAGCACTATTACAATTTGCTACCGGCCAATCTCATTAAAGTTTGACAACCGCGCCACGTTTGATATTTTAATTTCAAGAGCGCGTGGCGGAAACATAGGCTGTCCGAACCACCAGAGCCAAGTTCAATGCGAAGAAGTTTCTCGATAATTGCTTCGCAGGGCGTGCCGAGTCGAGACATTGATGAAAACTAGGCGCAGGTATCGTCGAATAATCAACGATTATTGCTACGAAGCTCTAAAAACTGAGTTCAAATCTCAGACCCGCGACCAATTTTAGTAGGGGTATCAATGTCAACCGGGAGTTGCTGGTGCGAATCCAGCCATGTTCTGCATCATGTGGAGTAAATAGTAACATCAATGAGAATCGCCTGGTGAGAGTGAACAAAATGCAGGTCTGGCCACTAGACTAAAGTAGTGGCAATAAATTTAATGAGCGCCCACTCCCTAAAATGCCCCGCGTGTTACCACACACTGTACGCCCACATTCTCATGTCGGAGAATCGTGAGATTACAATGTATTGCGGCAATCGCCAGTGCCAGCTTAACGGGCACGACCGGGGCGTTCCCAAATCCAACGCGCAGGAATCTTACGAGGCGTTTGTGCAGCGGTATAAGGCTTGGATGGTGGAAAGGGAGATGTGATTTTTGCGATGGCTGCATGGTTGGCACGGATACTCCCGCTGCATGGCTCCACCGTGCGACGGCTATGTCGCGGTAAACGTGAAGTCTAACGGCTATGTCGCCAGCGCACTTTTTGAGTGAGCGCATCCGAAAACTCGATAACAAGCAGAATTGCGTGCTAAGACCATGTTCAATCCGGGTAAACCGAAGTGCGCCCACTTCCCTTCTTGACATTTTTCTTTCAAACCCTAAAATCTTGAACTAAATGAGTCAACCAGAAGTAAAATGCGGTTGTTGCGGCGGCAAAGGCCATCGGCCTTTGACGAAGAAACTGGCGGAAATGCTTGCGGCTGCGATTGCGCTTAAAAAACGTGGCCGGGGAAAAGGCGGCGAGCGTCGGAGGGGTCGTGGATTTACCGCCTCAGATTTGGGGGTGGCCGCTGGTTGTAAGCCCGACGTGGCCCATCATCGCATTCAGCGCATGATTGAGTTGGGCGTGATTAAGAATGTGACGAATGTGACTCCGGCGAGGTATGTAGTGGGTTGATTAGCTTTTTTAGTTGCCGTTTAAGTTGTCGGCACTCCCTCTTTGAATCAGAGAGCTTTTGGTTAATTTTCCCAATCTGCTCGCAACATCTATGGGTGCTTAATTGCCAATCAAGAAAGTTCTTCTCGTATTTTCCCCTGATAAATATCAAGGCATCCAAAAGTGAAATCTTTTTCTCCAGCGGAACACGGATTCCATGCACGGCATTTATAGCCATGAGGTATTCTATGGCCTCGTTCATTTCCCTCTCTAGTTCTTCCTCGCGATCAGTCATACTCCCTCCATCGGTACCGTATCCATCTCCGCCAGTTTCTCGCCCAGATTTTTCAGCCGGACATTTTCCAGCCGTTTGATCTTCCGAAATTGTTTATCCGCAGCCTCGCGATGCAGGCGCAATCCCGAAAGGTCGGTCGTGCCGGTCAGAAGCGATTCGGCGTCGAGATGTTCTTGCGCGACAATTTTAGCCATTGAGATTTTTGCGTGAGCGTGGTCAATGTCGGTTAGGATTTGGTTTCTATGGGTGTACTTCTTCATCGCGTTTCTTCGGTTAAAATCACCGGATTTGGAAACGCAATTATTTGTTCAATTCCAACAAAACTCAACCTTACTCCGCTCCTCATTCCAAATCCATCTCGCCCCTGATACGCGACCCGAACCAAAACTGTTCCGTTCGTCGGAATCTTCTTCAATTCTTCAATCAGTTCGTCGCGGGTCATAAGTCATCTCTGTTGATTGCTTAACCGTTTTCGTTCAGCCTCGCGATCAATCGCCTTGCGATATTCCTCCGTCGCGTCTTTCAATCCAAGTTGGTAGCCGTGGGCCAAGGCTTTTTCGACGACCGGGATTGATCCAGGATAACAGTATTTTTGGCAAAGCCACCACGCATCGTTACGCCACTCTCTGATTTTCATTCGGATGATGCTGGTAGCAGCTTTTTGAAGTTTGATTCTTTGAGCGCGGCGTAAAAAGTTTTCTCGCCATCCCAAACGTACGGAAGAAAGACCTGCATGAACTCCGTTTGCTGGAGTTTGAGCCGGGTGCATTCCACTTCGAGCGAGTCTTGCAATAACTTCCATGCAGTCCGCTCGGATTGTTCGGCGATTTTAATTCGAGTTCCGCTGTGAGGCCGGGAAACCTTTTTCCACATCGCCTCGAAAATCTTGCCGGAGTCCGCTGGCATTTTGAAGTTAATGAAGCGCCCGTTGAGTTCGACCGTGAACATCAGGCTTACGATCTTTCCATCCTTGTAGTCCTTGCTGACATTTGAAGCTCCCGACTCCGCCAAAAGCTGCTCGATTCTGGAAATGGTTTTCTGAACCGGCACTTCACTGGTGTAGTTTTTAAGAAACATTACGCCCCCACTTCTACCACCCCGTCACAATACTTCAAGATATTTCTTGAACTTTTATTTTCATTCGATAGGATGGTGGGAGTGAAACGAAAGCCGGAAACCAAGAATGTCGAACCGCGAAAGTTTGCGGACGGGGAGAGCGTGATTATTTTACGCCCCCACCTTTGGAGTGGGTGTTCTGGAACCGTTATATCTTTTTCCGATGGACTCCACCGCCTTAAAATAGACGCAAAAGACGGCGAAGCTTATCCTTCTAGCTTCACAGCCGAAGCCCCTGGATCACTGTTGGAGTCTTTTATATGAACCCTGAAACGGCGACTCCGCTAACAGATAAATTTGCCTTCGGATTTTCCAAGCCCAACGTTGGAGATGGAGTTGAAATCTGCCATCATTCAAATGCTGAGTGGAGGTATTTTGCGAGCAATCTTGAACGCGAGTTGATCGAGTCAAAAGAGCTTGTGCGCCTGCTTGAAGATCATCCTGAAAACTATCGGGAGTTGCTCAAAGAGCGCGATGATTTAGCGGGACGAATTCTCTCTTGGGACGGACTTGTTTTTGAATTGACCGGAAACGAAGGCGAGGATGATTCGTTTGAAGTGCTAAAGCAGCTTGTGGCTGACATGAAGGACAAACTTCACGCCGCCGAACAAGTTGCCTCCAACAACTCCTGCTGGTTTGATTGCCTCGTCAAAGACTTGAGCGAGATTCTTAAATGCGATCCGAAACCGCATGTGATTTTGGAAGTGGTGAAGCATCTCAAAGAAGGACAGCTATGACTTCCCGCTTTGCCCCACCCCGCCCTGATGAATCTTTCGAGCAAGAACCCGCCGAATGTGAGGATTGCCAGACGCCGTTTTACCCCGATATGAATTTCGAGCGGGGGGAGTTTGAGCGCAAGTGTGAGATGTGCAGGGCGCATGAGGAGAATGAGAAAAAAATATGAAACCCGAAGATCAAGTTAAGGCGCTGGCCGACTTGGACGGATGGCTAAACGTCCATGAATCCGGCAGGCTCGACGGTCAACTCGTTGGCTACCCGCCATGCGGGCTTATGAAGTATCAGGGTGTGCCAGCATACCTAACTTCATACGATGCCATAATTCCGCTGATTCAAAAGCATTCAGAATCCGAAAAAATGCTATTCGGAGAATGGTTGGCCGAGGCCCTGGGCTATGGCGAGGATTGGTATGAAGGTTGGAATATGGCAGCAGACTCGTTTGCCAAAACTTTAACAGCCACTCCAGCCGAACTCTGTGAAGCACTCCTTCGCGCAACGGGAAAATGGAAGAACTAATGAGAATCTCCCAAGCAGAATTTTTAGCGATGCAGGCGCGGTGTGATAAGGCGCGGGCGCAGGGTGTTGTCGAGCAGCCGGCGCCAGTGGGTGTCTCGAAAGAATCCAATCTTCACAACGACATCATCGAGATGAATTTCGAGCGGGGGGAGTTTGAGTGGAAGTGTGAGATGTGCAGGGCGCATGAGGAGAATGAGAAAAATTGAATGAAAAAAATCGCGATTGATCCCGGATGCAACGGCGGAATTGCCTTCACTGATGGCGAAGTGACCACCGCTATTCCAATGCCAGCCACATTGGGCGACCTTGTGACAAAGCTGCGCGAGCTTTCCGCGAACGGTTACTGGCACTGCTATCTTGAGCAAGTGGTTGGATTCATTCCGATGGCGGGCGCGGGCGCTATGTTTTCGTTCGGTCAATCGTTCGGGCAGATTCAGGGGTGCCTCGCCGCGCTGTCGTTTCGCGTGATTGAGGTTCGGCCTGCCGCTTGGCAAAAGACGTTGGCGCTTGGTAAAAAGAAAGATCACGGCAACGCTTGGAAGTCCCATTTGAAGGCGAAGGCCCAACAGCTTTTTCCGACGTGTGATGTCACATTGAAAACTGCTGACGCGCTTTTGATTCTGGAATATGGGAGACAGCAGCTATGACCTACACGAAAGAAATGAACGACGGAAATCATGTGTTTGTTTTCGGAAGCAATTTAGCGGGAAGGCATGGCCGTGGCGCGGCGCTTGCGGCGGCTAAAAATTGGGGCGCGGTTTACGGTGTCGGCTTCGGCCCCACCGGAAACTCCTACGCGATCCCCACGAAAGACCATCAGCTAAAAGTCCTGCCGCTGGATCAAATCCACGCGCATGTTGACTGGTTTATCAATTACGCCGAGAAACATCCCGAGACGACATTCCTCGTTACCGCCGTAGGTACTGACTTGGCCGGGTACTCCCCCAAGGACATCGCCCCAATGTTCAAAGATGCGCCAAAGAACTGTGTGCTGCCGGAGGAGTTTTTATGAAAAGCTCACAAGATTTTATGCTGGAATTGAACTCAACTCCGGCGGAGCAGCGATTGCCGCTGATAGAGAAGCGTGACGCAGAAATTTTCAAGGCCGGTCAGGACGCGACAATGAAATGGGTTAGCGAGGAGTGTCGTCGCCAAACGGAAAGGCTGATTGCAATTCAGCACGATCCAAATTACAAAGCTCCTCCTCAGCACGGGGATTGGCGGGACATTTATGGATAGCGTACGCAATTTCGTAGCCGCTGCTGTGATTCAACACCTTCACCGTAAAATAAACCCGCGCCCTGCGCTTCGAGTTCGAGGATGCGGGGGACGTATTCGGAGTTGGTGAGGGTTTCGGAGACGCGCATTTAAGAAAATTATCATGAGTGAGAAAAACAACAAACCTGATTGGTGGCCGATGTGCCCGTGGCCTCGTGATGTCTGGCCAATGACCGAATCAGAGTACGTCGCCGCCGTTCCCGATCCGGCAACAAGGACCGCCATCAGCGGGTTTTTGATGCGGCGCGGCTGGGAGCTTGCCGAGGAGGATATTTTCTACGCTCTGGAAACCAAACTCAAATGACCCCACCCATCAACCCCGCCTTCGCTCGCTTCGTCGTGAGCGTCCAGCCCGAACTGCCCAAGGATTTTCAGAAGAACAAATACAAGATCAAGAATCTTGAGGCGGGATTGACGACGCATGGACAACCGAGGCAGCGCGGAAGTGTGCATACTCGGAAATGGAAAAGGAAGTCGCCCTGACTTTCTGGTATGCTTTCATTGTTTTTGTTTTTTGGTTTATTATTCCTCCATTGAAATGAACTGAGCGTAAGTCGCGTCAAAATAAAGCGGAATGCTTCCCACTTCCCCGTCGCGCTGCTTGGCAATTATCAGCTTCGCGTTATTGCCTTCCCGGTGAATCAATCCCACCACGTCGGCATCGCGCTCAATCTGTCCTGAGTCGGCAAGGTCAGACAGCCGGGGAGCGCGAGCCTCTTTTTTTTCTCCCTTCACGTTATCGCGGTTGAGTTGGGCCAGCGTTATCATCGCCACGTTGTTGTTGTGAGCCAGCGCCTTCAATCTTTGGCTGACTTCCGCGACTTCGTACGTTCGCTTCTCCTGTTTTTCCGAGGCTTTTATTTTTTGCAGGTAGTCAATCACGACCAGTCGGATACCGTGCTTCAAAACCATGCGGTTGATCCTGCTGGCGATCTCGCGGATGCCGTAGCCGTCCACGCCGTCGGCGAAAAAGATTGGCACCTTGTTTAACTGGCCTCTGAAAATTGCGAACTTAGCCATTGCCCCATCGTCGTAAGTTCCCTCCCGAATTATTTTCAGTGGCACTCTTGTTTTGAACGAACACATTCGGCGCATGACGGCTTCGATTGACATTTCTAGGGATACGAAAAGACATGGCACTCCCGAGAATCCAGCGTGTGTCAAGATCGTCAGACCGAGTGCGGTTTTGCCTTGGGAGGGCCGCGCTCCTACAATCATCTGCTCGCCGTACTGGATACCTTGGGTCATGTAGTTGAGTTTTGAAAACCCGGTATCAAGTCCAGAAAGTTTCCCATTTAGATTCATCCGGCGCTCCAGGTCGTCAATCATGCGATTCCCTGCCGCCACAGAATCCAATGTCGGCTTCACTCCATTCTTTTCGACTGACAATATATTCCGCTCGACGTAGCTGATGATGGAATCCACTTCGCCGCTGCATTCAAAAATTTGTTCGGTCGCGGACGTACACGCCTTGAGCAGATTCCGAAGCTGAAACTTTTTGTTGAGGATTTCGATGTAGCTCGGGATGGCGGCTGCCGACACCGCCTCGTTTTGGAGTTTCAAGATTGTTTCCAATCCTCCAACCTCAGCCGATTTCCCCCACCCCTTCAACTTCTCGTGAATCGTGATCGGGTCAATATCTGAAAGGTCGTCTTGCAGCGCCACCATCGCCCGGTAAATTATTCCGTTTTGCGGTGCGTAGAACACAGCCTCGCCCGCCTTCATGGTTTCCGCGCAGATGTCCAGACAGGCGATTGGGTCGATCAGGATGCAACCCAAAACGCCCGCCTCAGCCTCGTCGGAGTGCGGTGGCAGACGGTCGGGAGACGGTCGGGGTTTTGCCATTTTGGAGTCCCGATTAAAGCTGTGCCTGCCGGACTAATTCGGCGTCGGAAAGTTGGGAGGGGGATGTTTCGTGGTTGGAGTTTTCGCCCGGCTCGTAAATCCCCTGCCAGCCTTTCTCGATACAGTGATACAAGGTCTGAATCGCCCTTTTCTCCCCCATGTTGGCGAGCTTTTTGAGTTGAAGTTCTTGGGCGTGGGCGGTCGCGGGTTTGCGTTTTTGTTTCAGGTGTCCGAGCCATTTGTTCCAAGCTTCGGAAAAGGATTCAGTGTCGATATTTGTGGGGAAGGTTGCGGGTTTTTCGGGGGGCGGAGTGGCCGGTTCAGGCGCTCCATTTTCGGAGGTTTTCTTTTGGTAGAACTTGGCTTGGCGGCGCCGGTTGCCTTCCTTCAAATCCTCGGCCCGCCTGATTTGATCGTAAACATTTCCGTTCACGACTTCGTAAAGATACTCGCTTAACTTTATCAACTTCCTGCCCTCTTTGTCTGGTGTCCTGGACTTCAAATCAGGCTCACAGCACTGCTTGATAATGTCGGCGATTTCCGCCTCGTCCTCCCCGATCAAAACCGCCATTAGCGCCGCGTTCAATTCCACCGTGAAAACCGTCCGATCCCGGTTTGGTTTCATGTGGGCGATTATGTAGGGCCAGACCGCAAACATCATGGCCCCCGATCCCATCATTGATCCCGTGTACATTCTTTCAAACAATTTACCGTACATTTCAGTTCGACTCCTTTCTTTGAGACAGGTTGAGATAGACTCCCAGAAGTATTTTCAAACCCCGCGACAGACACGACTCGCAGACGAAAACCTGATTTGAACTTACCGTTGACCATAAAAAATCACCGACTTTTACGGGCGTATGACAAAATGGACAAATCTTGCCTTTAAGCCCGTATTTGTTGGTTATTTTCTGGATCATTGGAGCGATATTACAGACCAAAAACCAACCGTCAATACTTATTTCGTTAGACTAACGATATTCCGTTAGTGTCCGTTAGAAATCGTGATTGTTACAAAACCTAACGTCCTAACGCTCTCAGAGGCAGAGGCAACTACAAACACAAAAACAGAAGCAGCGGAGCCTCGGTTGCAGGTCACGCCAGATCGCTTCGCTCCATCTCGTTCAAAGTTTTGGACAAGGACAAAAACCGTTGACTCGAAAACCGCACCGCGAGACGATCAGCCTCGTGAAGCCGGTCAATCTTTCGAGTCACCCTGAAACGGGTTGTCACGGCTTCACAACTTCGACAGCAACGACAGGGTGACTCTTTTCAACAAAATTGTGAACCCTCACCAAATGGCGAAAGCCCAATGCGACTGCTACTCCGACCAAGGCTGCCTCGGAATCACGATCAAGAACAACGGAAGCCTCGTTCGATTTCGAGTCGAAGGACAGCCATGCCTGTTGATCGGAAATATCAAACGCTGCCAGCACTTCGAGCAGTGCATCCTGCCCAGAAAGCCCGAACACACAGACTCCCGAACCGAAGCAAAACTCCAATCCGAATGGGCCGACGGCGCTCACGAATACCGAATGAAAACCGGAGCGATTACCGGAAACCGACTCTGCCCAGACTGCCAAAAGCGGTTCATCGAACCACGTAGAAGATGCTGCGACGAATGCAGCGAAAAAAGACGCCGGGAAGCAAAGCAGTCTTACAAGGCGAGTCTAAAGGGTACAGTTAAGCCTTAAAAACTCGTCGTTTTGCTAAGGAATTTGATAGGTGTTTTTGAAAGTAGGGTCAACATAGCACCCCCCCCTTAAAAACGGCGATTAACTGTACCCCGAAAAGTTTGGAAAATGAGGTTCGTTTAAGGGAGGGGACTCCTACCCTCCTCCCCGCCCGAAAAGGGGGCTACCGGGGTGGGTGGTGTGGACACCCTCCGGCCCCGGCCCTTGGGAGTCACAAAGAAAATTCTCTGGCCTGTGGTAGATCACCAGCCAGGAGGACATAGAGCGCGATACCATTTCGCCAGTGCGCCGGATATGGTTCTCTATGTCTGTGGAACATCTGTGGAACAGTGTGTGAATAACTTGTGAATAACTATCCAAGGAGGAAAGGAAATCGGTCTTGTGGTGTCATGGCTCAACACCACAATAGAAGATAACGTAGATTGTAATTCATTTATCTAGCTACTTTCATGTTGTCTAACAATTAGGATTTCGGATTGTGAATAACTTTGCCGAAAAGCCTGTGGAACATCCGTGGAACAATTAGTCCGTACTAATCGGCATCAAAGGATCATCCAGGACGCGACTTGATTTCCCCCGAGGGTTAGAGTCGCGGGCGATTAGACTGGTTCAGGGTCTATTGTGGCGTTGGAGCGTCCGGGCTTTGGCTGCTTTGGTTTGAGAGAGCCGGGCGATGGGTAAAGCAATCGCCAGAGCTTCTCTTTGATGCCCGCAATCTTCAACTTGTCGGCCAAGCTCTCGGCCTTGCGATATTCCTTATCTAAGTCATCAATTTGGGCGAGCGTTGTCTTGTGCCTGGGATCATCTTCCGTGATTCGCGGATTTGGCGAGCCATGTTCGGGCAACTTCTCACTCCGCGACCATCGCGCCTGATTGCCTCTAGCGGCCATTTCGCGGGCAATTGCGGGGGTGAACCAGTGCTTTTTTGATGCTTCGGATACCGGCATAAGCAACCGATAACCGATTGAATACCGCGAGTCAATATCATCGCGGTAAATCCAGTTGGCTTCCCGTCATTTCATTGGCTTTCCTCCGTACAATAAAAAGCCCCGCATCGTTCAGACGCGGAGCATGAATGACGATTGCTCGCCAATGCGGGGCTTAATCTTGTTCATAACGCTCCACCTGGCGAAACCGGACGCGGTTCGCTTCCATCCGGTCTTTTGTTCCTGACAAACCAAGCGACCAAAGCTTTGTAGTGATCTTCGATTCGTGGGTTTGTGTTTGGTGTTGTCAGGTAAGATTCAACCAACTCGTAAAGCTCATTGTAAAGCCGTGTTGCGCCGGTTGAATTCGAGGAATCAGAGAATTTCATAAACAAAAATCGCAAAGTTCCTCAGTGGTTCGGTGTTCAATGCCCGCCATGCTTGGTATCCGGCAGGCAAAGACTGGCTCGTTCAATTCGCCGCCGTCAATAAACTTCACCACGCGGCAAAGCTGGACATATTCGCCGGTGGATCGAAGCTACGTATAAATGTGCCTTGTCTTTGATTTGTTCCCAAGTGATAACGCTCCCAAAAATGTTCTGCAATCCAATTTGAACGCCACCGCGCTGATAATCATGGCGCTCCACTTCATTCAATTCGCGCACCCCATGAATGGGAAGCTTTCCGTTCTGAACCATGAGCGCAACGGAAGCGAAGTCAGTGCCGTATTGAATGCGGTGGATATTGTTAGGAGTGGCTTTGATCTCTACCAGAAACGGTTTCATGCTCTTTTATTTCCATTCACCCGGTCTGACGCGGGGCCTTCGATTCTTCACCTGTGAAGATACGAGAGCCGGTCAGGATAAATAAAATCATGCCGCTTCGACTCCGCAATCTTGAACGCTCTTTGACTGGCTCTCATCCGGTTCACATGATTACTTGTGGCGCCCTGCATGTGCCAGCGTCTCTCGATTCTATCTACCAGTTTCCAAGCTGATTCGTCACCGGAGACAATTCGCACCGCGCAATCGTAAAGGCAATTCTCAGCGGCTTTGCGGAGCGTTATCACTTCTCCGCCTTTCCGGTGGCTTGGGCGATGGCAAGTTCGCAATCATGTTTGTAAGCCCCGATTACGCCCGGAGACAAGTCTGGATTTGCAAGCCAGAAATTGATTTCACAAACCAACTCTAAAAGCTCTGGCGCACTCGCAATCAAACGGGCGTTGGCTTCATCTTCCCGCCGCATCCTCAAATCGTTTGGACTGCCTGAATCATCGCCACAAAATCGGGTGACTCCAACAATAGCAATCCCGATTGTTTTGCCTCCTTCCCATTCCCCTGAGATGTTGCCGTTTTTGTTAATCCACTTCCCCGGCGTGTATTTCGTTTCACTCATAATTTTATTTCCTTCGCCCCCATCCTAACCATTGAAAATTAAATGTCAAATACTATGTTGACAAAAACAACTAAAGGAAAGAGAGTAAGAATATGACCGAAACAAAAATAAAACTCGCAACCCTGATTGACCAAACCAACATTCCCGAGAGCCTCGTCCGCGCTGTCGTGCGGCAATTTGGAGGCTGGGGAAGCTTTACTGAATGCGCCTTGGACGTTTGCCGGGGCGGGATTGATGGCGGATTCCATGGCTTCATTTACACAAAAGAGACGGAGGCTTTCGCTAAACGTAACCGTGAAGCGATTCAGCAAATGGCGCAAAGTCAGGCGCAAGATTTTGGAACGAGCGCAACCGAAATGATTCAAGGCTTCGGATGTTTCCGTAATGGTACCAAGCCGACTGATTCAGAAATTGGGCTGGCGCTTTACGCTGGCAAAGATGACGGGGCGGGCGTGCTTAATGCGCTGGCATGGTACGCTGGCGAGGAAGTTTGCCGGGAGTTTGAACGCCTGACTGAGAATTGATATGAAAAACATCGGCGGCGCAATCTTTTCCTCTAGCAGTCCTGAAATCCTCAATCCAATTTCATTTCAAGATGGCGTGTTGCAGGTCGTGGCTGACGAACAAGCGGATACCCATCACCTGTGTTACATCTGCGGCGATTCAAGCACAGTCTTGGCATCTCACCCCAATGGATTCTCTTGTCACGCACTGGCAAAACGGCTTGTAAACTACAGCGCCAACCCGCCAGACAAGAGCGCCCGCCTTAGCTATCTTGAACAGGCGGAGTATATTATCCTTTGCGGTGGATCGGTTGACTTTATCGCGATAAACAATGCCAGACTTTCCAAGCTGCTCGGCAATCTTCACAAACTCACGCCATGAAACACACGATCTCACCTGACCGCCAAAAGCTCACGATTAAAATCTCTGACGACGAACAGCGCATCCTTTATGAGCTGGGCGACGACATCCACCAAGACTTAACAATGACTGACTTCTTGGAGCCGCTGACCCGCAAGGAGCTTGAATGGATCAATCCCATGAACACTGGTGATTTAACCTCCGCGCCGATGTTGGGAATTCTGGGCGACGAAATGACCATTGAAGAAATTGAAGTTGCGGCAAATTCAAAGCCGGGAATTTTCGGTAGCGTGATTTTCGGACATTCAGGCGGCAAAGACCTCCACCAGCCGATCTTGGAACGCTGGGCTTTCGCCGATTATCAAGTCCGCAGCGTCTTGCAAAATTTGCGCGACTATGGTCGGGTGGTTTTCGTTGACCGCTTCTAAACTTATGAAAAACAAAATAATCCGCCCTTGCAAGCCCTGGGAAATCCGAGTGGCCGAAGAACGGGGAATGAATTCGGGCCTGCTGGATGCCCGCAGCTACGATTCCGATCCTGAATGTTTCGAGGAAACTCCCAACCCTTACGGCGTGGATACCGAGGATGACTTGCACGAAGCCTGGGCCGTCGGTTACGAAAATACTTTCGAGGGCAGCAAAACCAAACCTTGAATACCAATCATCAGCTTTGCGACTTGCTAAAAAGGAAATCCAGCCTCCGCCTCTTTATTGAGCGCGAGGCTGTCCAATATCCGTCCTGTCAATCCCGCCACACTCATCGTGAGGCCGCGAGACAATTACACGGCTGGCATGAATTGACGGCACAAATAAAGCGGCTGCAAATGCTCAATACCGGCAAGCTCTGGCAGGTTGACAACAAGATCAACGGTGAAATTCTTTGCGAGGGATCCAAAACCAAATGCGTTCAGTGGTTGCGCGCCACCGGGAATTATCGCGATTGGAAACGCGGGAAAAACAGCCTCTCACTGGGCAAACTTATTTTTGAAAACACACCTTGACAAACTCAATCACAAATGACATTCTAGTTTCAATAAATCAAAAGCATGAACACCAAAACCGAAAACCACCTGACGGTCGCCGTGTTCCTGTTAATGCTTGGACTAATCGTGTTTTTGCTTTCAGCCCTGTCCCAAGCTTGGCGCAACGAAAGATTTTTGGATGCGGAGTTACGAAAACATACGACAACCTACAACCCGACAAACAAATGAAAAAGCTAATTGCTCTAACCCTGTGCGGCGCCATGATTGCCGCGCCGCTTGACCTCAACGCCGTTCCCAAAGAGCCGGGGCCAAACGAGCCGCAATCGGCTGTCATGGCCATCTGCCTTGTTGGTGGTGGCGCCATCGTTGGCGGGGTGGTGATCTGGATGCTAAAAACCTGCCGCCCGAAATACTACTGCGTCAAAGACGAGGACGGGAACGTATTCCCGTCGAATGCCAGCCGCACCGAGCGAGCCGCGAATGATTGGAGTGTTCAATCTGGCCCCTACACAAGCGCAGCGGCAGCGGCGGCAGCGTGTCCGCCTAAAACAAATTCAGTCCAGACGATTTCAGCGGTAGGAGCTACGGTTCAAAGCGCGGACAATCCGGGCGTTTACATCCCCGCCATTCCGATTAAAATCTGGAAGTCAACCAACCTCGTTGACTGGGTTTTGCGAGACACCATCACTGATGATCCCTCACATTTTAGCTGGAGCGAAACAAATACGGCCAGCACGACGGCGGCATTTTACAAGGCGAGTTATTGATGAACACGCAAGCGGACATAAAAACAGCGCCCCGTTTCCGAGTGCGATTGTAATTTTCAAAAGCTAATGACCAAAGGAACTAAAACCCTAACCCTGCCGACGATCCTGAAACTCAAGGCCAAGGGCAGTCACAACCGCGACATCGCCAGTCTTTACGGCATCACGTTTCAGGCGGTGCAACAGCGCGTCAAGCGCGGCCTGCCTGATTTGAAGCATCGCTGTGAGCGGTGTTTGAGGAAGTATGATAAATGATTTTCCCCGCAGTTAATATCGGAGTCAAAATGAAAACACGCGCAAATTCTATCCACGCTCCGCAAGGGGTTGCGCTGCTCCCGAGGGAACTTCCGGGCTGTCTAACACGCTACCGGAAACCGACGATAGGGAATCTTTGCATAAGTCCGCTGCAAGACGCGGAACACCAGAGAGGAATTGAGGCTCGCCGTTCGGTCACGGCACTGCGGGAAGCTCTATGCGTTAAAACAAACTGCCGCCCGTGACAGAACATAATGCAACTCCAAAGCCAATCTGTGCGCGGGAAACACAACCGCTAAACGGGCGGCAACAATTTTAGAAAACCGAAAAACAATCCGAATATATGTCTGACACACAAACCACAACTACAGCCGTAGCAGTCCAGCCGAAGCGCGAAGTCAAAATTGTTCAAGACGATTCAGCCATCAGCTACATGATGGACACCGCCAAGTTTGAGCACTGCTACCGCGTGGCTCAAATGATGGCCCGCGCCAGCTTGATCCCCAAGCATCTCAAGGGTGACAGCGCCGATCAAACCGCCGCGAACTGCTTCCTGGTCGTCAATCAAGCAATCCGTTGGGGCTTTGATCCCTTCGCCGTCGCGCCCGAGACTTACGAAGTCGGCGGCAAGCTGGGATTCCAAGGCAAGCTCCTCGCCGCCGTCATCAATGCCCGTGCTGGCCTTGCCGATAAGCTCTCCTACACCTTCAACGACAAGAAAGGCGACGATTTGGAGGTAACTGTTTCCGGTCGTTTTGAGGGTGAGCAGGAGGCCCGGACGGTGACGGTCAGCGTCAAAGAGGCGCGGACGCAAAATTCCATGTGGACAAAAGACCCAATGCAAAAGCTGGTTTACACCGGGGCGACGAAATGGGCGCGGCGGCACAAGCCGGAGATTGTCTTGGGCGTCATTACAGAGGACGACGCCGACCGCATTCGCGAAGAGGAACGGTTCGCCCGATCCAAGCCGGTTGGGGAATTGGAATTGCCGCCCGTATTTGTAGCACCAGAAGCCCCCAAGAAAGCCAAGCCGCCGCAAATGGCAAAATTCACCACACCGGGCCTTGAAATCAAAAATCCGGTCGAGGCCGAGGTTGTGCCGGTTCCAGGACCGGCGCCGTTTCCTGCTGCCGCAGTTGGCGTCACTTCCAAAGAACCTTCGTTTGAGGAAGTCGTTGACGGCGAAAGCCCTGAATTCGTCGCCCTGCGGCTCGCCATGACAGCCAAGGGCGTTACCGAATCTCAAGTCCTGGCCTTTTGCGTGTCGAAAGGCAATTGCTTCAAGCCGGAAACTGCGGGCGACAAGTTGGCCGACCTGCTGCCGGGGAAGGTGACGGCGCTAACCAGCAACATCAACGCGGCGGGGGCGATGTTGAAAGCCATTAAGGGGGAAGCGTGAAAGTTACTCTCTCAGAATTCAAAACAGAAGATTTGGAGCGCGAGCTTGAAGCAAGGAGGGTTGTTGAGGCGGTTCACTCGCTTCCCAAGCGGATCGAAAATCCCGACTTCAAGCCGTTATTGGAGCTATGCGAAAAATACATCGCCGCGCTCGCCGAGGGTGGGGCGGATGAAGATTTCGGCCACTACATTCAGGAAGTGGCAATTGAGGCGGTGTTCGGAAAAGAAGTGTGGCCGTGGATAAATACAAAGCTGTGACCTTCGACCCCACCAACCCCGCCGAGGGAGTTTTTACCGACCTGCCCGCTGAAATTTACCACTCAGCTAACGCGGTATCTAAATCCCTCCTCTGGGAATTCCACGAGGCTTCGACGCCCCTGCATTTCAAGCATCGCAAAAAGAAAGAGGCCACGGCGGATATGGAATTCGGGACCGTCGCTCACTGCGCTATTCTGCAACCCGATTTGCTGCACGCGGCTTACCACCTTCGCCCTGAAACCTACGAGGCGGAGATTCGAGGCAAGTTGGTGACGAAGCCATGGCACGGCAGTTCTGATACTTGTAAGGTGTGGATCGCCAGCCACCAAGACCGCCCCGTAATGACCCAAGAACAGCTAAACAAGCTGCCAATGATTCGGGAGCGAATGCTGGCACTTCCCGAATTCGGCTCTGCCCTCAAGACCGGACAAACCGAAGTCTCGTTTTTCAAGCGCGACGAGGAGACGGGATTGATGCTCAAATGCCGCTGCGATTTGGTGGCAAACACCACCGACAACCAGACTTGGATTTTCGATCCCAAGAAGGTTCAGCCGGGCGAGGCCAACGAGCGGGATTTTGGGAAGTCCTGCGCGACCTTCGGCTACCACGTCCAGATGATGAGCTACCTTGCAATCACCGGCGCATCGCGATTTGTATTCGTCCCCTTCGACGATTCAGAGCCGTTCGACGCCTGTCAATTTGAATTGGATCAAGACGCGCAAAACGCGGGCTATCAAGAATGGCGCAGACTCCTCCTTGCTTACGCCAAATGCGTGAAGGAGGATCGTTGGCCGGGATATTTATCTGGCGTGCGGAAGATCGCGCTGCCGAAATGGGCTGGGCGCTAGCTATGGCGACTCTTGACACCTAACGACCTGCGTGAGCGACCCGGCGAACTGGGGCTGAGGACAAACCATAACCTTATGAAACAACCTGAGACTACACCGCCGGTTCGCGCACGGTTAGGCATCAACATCGAAATACAAATATGACTCCAGCCGCCGAACAACTCGAACATGAGCTTCATAATCTCATCAATCGCTACACTGAGGAATCCGATCTGCGAATCATGGACCTCATCGCGGTGCTCGAAAAAGTCAAACTCGACTGTGTGCATGTCTATCATGTCCATCACGACCAAAAGCGCGGTGATGCCTAACGCCGGAACTCAGCGACCCGGCACACAAGGCGCACCGATTGAAACTGAGACGCGATGCCGCCGTTCGCTGGAGCGCATGGTTAGGCGTGCGTCTCAAACACAAAACCAACATGAAAGAAATCGGAATCGCATACTTCCAATGGGGCTGGCTCGTCACCTGTGCGGTGACTGCGTGGCTCGGATGGCTCTCGGCTGAACGCCGAAACCCAAAAATCATGTGGGCTGCTTGCATCGGTGCTCTGGTGCTCGGTGGACTCATGCTGTGGGCGAAGCACGCCTAACGACCAAGCTAGGGTCGCTCAACTGAAACCAAAGCTTTATGAAACCTGAATCGTCAATCGCCGGGTTCGCTGTAGCGCCCTTGTTAGGCCATCCCGACCCGGCGCTACAATCACTCCAAATGCTGGCTGACGAACATGTGCCGCTAGCCGAAGCCTGGCTGACTGCAATAGCTGAACTCCGCAAAGGAAATGTGAAGCCGTTCTTTGCGCTGCCGTCATACGAATGGCAGACGCTGGAAGAACGAATCCCCGAAGTGGCTGAACTGTTACGCATACACGCGCCTCGGTTGGCCTAACGACAAAGGTGAGCCACGCCGGGACAGTGGCTCACGCCAACCAGAAACCTTATGAGAACAATCCGAGACGCAATCCGGCATTGGCTCGACCGCATGGTTAGCCGACGGTTGAACCTTCCAGACACAAATCGTCTGAACTGGCTCATCGAAAACAGAGCAGACGTGGAAGCGCCAGAGGACGGCGAATCATACACATGGGTCATCTACACAAAAGGCAACTCGCTCGGCGCGGGCGCTGGATGCCACCGAAATCTGCGGGCGGCAATAGACATCGCCATGAAAAAGCGCGAGTCGGCTAACGCAGAAGTCAGCGAAGTGGCGGTCGCTGGCGCAACTAAAACCTGTGGCGACCGCCCGCCACTTTCGCTGGACTGATTGGTTCGGCAGCACGGATATGACATACAAAACATCACACGAACTAGCTCGTGAACTACTCGCCGGACCTGACATCAGGGCGGTAATCGCTGTTCCGGTGTTCGACATGCCAGGCGAAATGCACGCGCTGCCGGTCAAGGTATCGGAAACCAAAATCGAGGACATCAACTGCATCGTCATCAGCGCGGGTGAGTGATGCCGAACGGGGAGCTATGCGGCTCGGCGGCAAAACCGAAAGGAACTCAATGATGCCTGACCATGTGAACGAAGCGGAAACCTCTGAAACTGCCTGCGCCCAGCCGAGTCGCGCATCAGCGAATGGTTCGGCAACCCATTCGCCAACCTGCGACTTTTGTGGAGGGGTGGCAACGCACGCGGTGCGACGAATCTACACCGAAGCGAAATGGAAATCGTGCCTGACGTGTATCGCGAATCGCAAAATGAACCGAGGGCCATACTTCTGGGAGAAGTTGCTGAACGACCAAGCTGACCGACCGGCTGGCCGCAACCCCAAAAACATATGAAGAAGAAAAACCTCAAGACAGGCAAACGCGCTCCCGAACTGAAACGCGGGAAGCCGGTTCTGGTCCAGCGCGTGGTTAGGGTGCGTCAACGAACCATGCTCATCGCATACTCAAAAGTGGTGAACTCAATCGCGCACCTGAATGACGAAGAACGCCGCCGGGTAATCAAAGCGGCAAATATCACCTGTGGCGAAGCACCCTAACAAGTAGATATACAACTAGAGGCAAATAGGAATTCCAAACATCTATTTATGTCTGAATCATTTAGGATTCGTCGTAAAATTAAGGCTGCTAGAGAACGAGGACGGAGAATGGCAAACGCCCGCTGGAAGCTTGACCGCGAGCGGCGCGACAAACTGGCTACGTTGACCGCCGAACAATATCCTACCAAGATCGCCCGCAGGATCATCGTGATAGACGACGAGCGAATTGTGCGCGAAACCGTGATATGGTCTTTCATGTCGGGGCGGGAGCGTTGCCGATTGGAGCAGAAAGCGTTAAGATTATGAAGCGATACTTTTCTCTCGCTGACGAATGGCTCTGGTGTTGCAAAATGTTGGCTGGAGCCATGTTCCTTGCCGTCGGGACTTTCTTGGTTATGGTTGGCTGTTCGTCGTCCAAGGTAGCGCCGACGCCTCCAATGCCTCGCACCAGCGCGGTGATCCTGGCCGTGGAATCGCAGCGGGCGACCGTCAGGACGGCCCTTACAGCCCCCGCAGACACCAATCCAGTGACTTTGACTATCCGAACGTCCGCTCCGGTGTCTATTGCCGCAGCCGCCCCGGTCATCAAGCGCGGAAGCCTGTCTCTGGCGTGGAGTGCTTACGCCGATCCTCGCGTGGCTGGCTATCGGATTTACTACGGAGTTACACCGATGGTTTACTTCTATTCGGCGGATGCTGGTAACGTCACCAATGCCACGATAAAGGGTCTAGAGGAGGGTGTGAGCTATTCTGCTGCCGTAGTCGCTTACTTTGCTGACGGCACTGAGAGCAGGCCGTCCAACGAGGCTACAGGCGTGACCCCCTTCTATATCAGCCTCGCGCCTCAGTGCTGGCAGGTTTCGGCGTATGGGATGCTTGGAAAGACCAACCTCGTAAAAGTCTCAACCAACCTGACGACGTGGCAGACCTTGGGGCAGTTTGTTGGTGATGGGGAGTTGCATGGGTTTTTACACACAAATCAAGCAGTGGCTTCGTTTCGGGTGGAGGTAAAGCTATGAAAAATAATTCAACTTGGAGCCAATCAGACATCGGCCAAATAACAGCACTTCTGTATGCGATTCTGGCATCTATTTCAGGTGGTTGGTTCTCCTGTTTCTGCTACTTTATGGCGAGCCTGTACATGCTTGGGTCTGTGTTAAGCCACTTCAAATCAAAAAGCCCTCCCGGTTAAGAGAGGGCTTCCCAATCCACCAACCACCAAATTAAAGCAGTCCGCTCTCGACGCCTTTGACAGTCTTATTCAGTGCGGTTTCAACGCCATCGGTAGAAGCCTGAGAAAGAATTTGTTCCTTCACCTTGGCATCGTCCGCGTTGTTGACTCCCTTGATGACCGACACCAACTGGGATTGAACTCCGTTCTTCTCGTCGTTCTTTCGTTTGGCGAACCAACCAAGAACGAGCGCGGCAGTCCCCAGTCCGATTTCCACAAGTGGGGAGTATGGGTTGACCTGACCTGTGGCCACGTTGACCGCCCGCGTGGTTTCAATAACGGTTATGGCCCTGGGATCAACAACCTGATTCGTTGAAACGGTGCCATCAGGATTGGTGACAACCTGTGGTACGGTGCAACCTGTAATGTAAGTCACGGCACAGTACAGAGTGAAGGCCATGCAGAAGGCGACGGAGACGATTTTGAGTTTTTTCATAGGTTTGATAGGTTTAACCGTCCCCGAGAGTATCACTTTAACTTGGCAATGGCAATAATGACCCCTAGAACAACCTGAAAACACATGATTGCCCCAACCCCCTTCCAATACGCCCTCTCGACGCTTCTCATGCGGCTTTCAAGGTCTATGTTGGCGCGGGCGCGGGTTCCCTTCTCGCTTTCAATGTCAGACACGATCCGGCTCATTTGAACCTCCAAGGTCCTAACTCGTTCGTTGATTGGACGTTCGACCATTTCATTATTTGTAAGGCTGCATCCGGTTTATTTCCAGTAAATACGGTGAATTACCCAGTTGGCGGAGACTCCGGCTGCTGCTTCTGCGCCTCCGCAATCTTCTGGATAATCATGGTGGCCGCCGCGATAGCCTTCATGCCCTCCTGCTTCAATCCAATGTCCACGAATTGCAGGATGGTTTCGGCCTCTTTGTCGGTCAGATTGATGGTCATTTTAGGATGCTGTGTCCGCAATTATGGATGCTTCTGTTTGTCCCGCATTGAGCCGGGCTGTCAGGTTGGCGCGAATAGCTTCCAATCCTGCGGCGGTGAATCGCACGTCCGCACCTGATGCGCTCTTGGCCTGTGCGATGTAGCTCACATGCGCTGATGTCAGAGTCGCCGTCAGGACTTCCAGATAACTGTCGCGCACGTTCAGCGCGGTTGCGGTTGGCAGTGGCGTTCCCGGAGGCGTCAAGGCGGCGCGGCGTTGGTTCTCCAAGAAAATAATATGACGGGCCGCTAGCTGGTCATCCGCCGTCACGGTCCCGGTGAAGTCTATTGTGAATGTGATCATTGTTTGCCTTTCTATCAATCATGCACGGCAATGACGTGCAATACGCCGGTCAAGGAGCCAACGGCATTATTCAAGACCCGCACCGTCACGGCGCTGGCCGTGATGCTCTCAACATGAACCACGGACAGGGACAGAGAACTGGTGGTGGCATCAACTACCGCAGCCGTAACACTATAATTCGCGTCGGCAAATGTGGTTGTCCATGTGACTGTCACCAACACTGTTGATCCGGCCCCGACCGAACCTGTTGTGATCCTCGCGTGCTTGAATCCGCTGGCGTTGTTATTGACCCCAACATTAAGACTGATATTACCAGCGCCAGCGGGTGTAAGGGTTACGCCAATGTCGTCTGTCCCGGTTCCTGCCGTTTCCGCCGCAACGATCACCTGTCCCGCCGCCGTTTGAAGCGCGCCGCGTTCGTAGTTGGAGGTGTCGGTGCGGTACCAGAGCGCCCCCAAGCAGCTCTAGGAATTTTGATGTCGCGGCGCTGGCTGTGTCAGTGATTGCTAGTCGCAAGGCCACAGGCGCCCCGCTCGTATTCCAAGTCCCCGCCAGACTCAGTAGCGATTGAGCATTCGCCCCCGTCAGTGAATATCCCGTCGAAACAAATGCGCTCGTGTTGGCTGTCGCCTGTGCGATGGTCAGCAATCCCGTCATCGTATCGCCCGCCTTCAAGACGTTCAGCGAGGATGCGCCGGTTAGCGATCCTGTAAACAGCGGCGAAACAACCTCCGTTCCGAAATAACCACGACGAGGACGGGTTGCGCCAGACGCCCCGATGTCCAGAGTGTTGTCCGCGCTAAAGGTGAGGTTGCCGGTAAGTTGACCGCCAGAGAGATTCAGCTTCGCATCCAGCGCCGCTTGAAGATCAACCTGATTTGAGAGTGTGCCCGTAATCCCGCCCCAGACTGCCGCGCCTCCGCCCCCACCTTCGCCAGCCTCACAGGTGAGTTGCGCGATAAGCTGCAACAGCTTGATTTTAGACTGTTCTTTGGCGATACCGCTCTCGCAAGCGGCAGTCTGAATGGTTGTCAGGTCGCACGCCATAAAGTCAGGCTCCGTAAAATGCTCTTATTTGCGCCGCTTCAATTGTCAATGATGTTGCTCCCGGTATGGTCCCAGTGATCGTAAAAACAGAGTCAACGGAAGTATCAACGCTTGCCGAGCTTGGCGCTCCCGCGCCGTTTATCCAAGGTATTTCGGCAGTGCCAGCCCCGAGCGATGTCGGTGCCCACGCCTTGACTGTGTTCGAATGCAGGCAATTGAATGCCCGCACTAAAACAGCGGAGGCTGGTGTGTCGGTATATGGCTCCATTATGTCGGTGCTGTTCAGCTTGAATCGCAATGTCGCCGCACCTGTTTGAGTCCTGATAACGTGGCATTCCAACCATCCATTAGGACCGAGTGTTCCCCCTGGAATTGTTACTGTCCACATTACAGCATCGCTTGCCACGCCAGCCAAAACTGCTGACGCTGACAGCGACGAAATAAATATCTCAGACTCCCCACCGCCGCCCTCCGAAGCCTCACAAGTAAGCTGGGCAATTATCTGGAGTAGTTTTATTTTAGACTGCTCTTTGCCGATGCCCGACAAGCAAGCCGCCAATTGGATTGCTGAAAGTTCGCAGGCCATAAGTCAGGTAATTCGGTCGCAAAGATTTTGAGCGATGACCCGAAGCAAATTCACTTCGCTTTGCTCCCAGCCAATTCCACTCGTGCAGGCCCGCTCCTCAATTGCCGACAATGAATAGTCCACGCCCGGGTTGTTGGCCTGCGCCCAAGCCAAAGCCGATTGCGCGGTGATTTGTAAAAGCTCGATCTCGTCAGTGACGCGACCAATCTCACTGACGCACGCGGCGGCTTGGATTACTGAGATGTCTGGACATGCCATGATTTTTTATTCGCCGGTATGCGACCCAAGCTGACACGTCAGCCAGAGCAGTTGCGCGTCGTGCTGCCCGGGCGTGAAATTCTTGTTGCACGCGATGGCTGTAGCTAATTCCGTGCGCGAACTGACGGGCGAACCACCGGCTGCCACGGCGTTGTTGTAGGCGACGACGAGATACGGAATCGGTGGCAGACACGTTTGAAGATCGAGATTCAGGAAGCATGTCGCGTCGGCCATCAAATCTCCGCCAGAACCAAGCTCCTCGGTGTAGTCAGTTCCGCCAACGGCAGCCAGTTCGACGGCGGAAAGATAAATCAGGATGCTTTTCAAGTCCTCGCTGCCAGCGAAGGGGATAAAGCAGGCTTGTCCGGTAAAAAACGTGTCAATTGTGCATTCGGGCATAAATTACATTCCTTCCATTGGTGTTTCCAAAGCCATCTCGTTTCCAAGACGGCTGGGCTTTGGCTTGCCGCCTTCGTCGTAAACACCCAGCCACATACCATCCTCGCCGACAGGCTTAACAACTCGTACTCGAACAACATCCCCCTCGCTAACCTCTCTGCCACCAAGAAGCGATGCCGACAACGGCTGCGCCCCGGATTCGTCCACTTCCGGGGCGTCCATGGCTTCGGGAGGTGGGGCAGAGAATGGGCTGTATGTTTTTTCTATGGCCATTTTATTGATATTTACTTCTCATTGGCTGTTAGCCAACCGACAGAACCTACGCCGATATAGGTATTCAATTTGGAATCGGTGAATCAACTTGTGTTTCTATTATTGTCCGCAGAACGTGGAAACATGTTGTTTGAGGATGCGCCGGAGGCTTTCCGGCGCATCCATGCAAACCGCTTAGACCTCGCACATGATCGGCGTGTCGTCGTAGGACTGAGCGACATACGCCTGACCAGCCCCGCACGGGATGTCATTCGTAATCGCGCGCAACTGGCTCGAACCAGTCCGATGCAGGATCGGCAGAATCATGTTCGGCTCGATGTACTCCGCGCCCATCTCGAAGTTGACGCGCAGATAGAACTTGTTGAGGTCAACATTGTTCATCGTGCAAGTAGTGCCGTCCGGGTTTTCGTAAATCATCACCGGATCGTTCACTGTGCGCCACTTTCCGTACATGGCCGAATTGATGGACGGCACCAGCGGGTGAATCTTACCGAAGGCTGGCATGTGAACCATGAACGCCTCTGGATGCCAGATGAAGCTCAACTGGTAATCTGCCGCGATCCATGCCGGATTCGCCTTCTGCCGCGTGCCAGTCGTGCCATCCTGCGCGTTAAAAAACGGCTCCACCCGGCTAAGTAACCCACCTGAGCCGCCCGGCATCAGTTGGAATCGCATCGGGTAATGGTCAATTGATGGCGCATAGTTTCCAAACGGGGTCTGAATCCCCTGGCCGATCTTGTAAAGGCCGGACGCCTGTCCCGCCTCGGTCAGCGCCATCATGTTTTTCATGCTGGCATTGCCATTTGTAAGATTGAACCACTCAAAGCGGTCAGTGATGAGATTGAATATGCCGGGTGCCAACCCTGATGGCTTCTCGTGGTATCCGCTCAAGTCCGTAACCGCCGTAATCCAGTCGAGATAAGGGAAGGTCAACCGGCTTGTTGGCAATGCCGCCGCGCTGCCTAAATCAATGGTGACCGCCTCGTTATCAATGTTGGTGTTGATGATCGGGACGAAGGTGTTGGGGATGCCACTCGTAACCGGCCCGGCAATCGCCACACTTTCGGAAAGAGTGAGGGCGCGGGTACGGATGAAGTTTGCCGTCTCCATCTTGGGAATCTTCCGCAAGCCTTCGATGATTTCCTTCAACTGGCCAGCGGGATCGTACTGGTAGCGCAGTTGGGTAATACAGAAGGGCTGCGTATTCTTCGCCCACTGCGTCATAAAGTGTTCGCTGCGGTTCGTGCCGAAGGAGACATGATCGGTTGGCGGGCTGCAAGGGTCGGTGGCGCAGTTGCTACTGTTGATCTGGGCCTTGGGCGCCGTCAGGTTGGGATACCCAATGGTAATCCGCGTGCGGATATGGGCATCGCCAGTGCCAAGCGCCCATGTGCTTGTCAGGTGTTTGCCGTTAAACACATTCTCCACCGCCGACCAGTCATGCAACCAGCCTTCGTCAAAGTGCGGCGCAAGGGAGCCAAGGTTAGAAATGAATTGAGCGGGCGTACATGCAAAAGCCATACAAAATAAATCGAGTTGTGTCGCATCGGCCAAAGGCACGACGGGACGGGTTTACGTTTTATCTTGGATACTGTTCTGATGAGGAATCAGAACCGCTGTCAGTTGCAGTTACTCTCTCTACGACAGCTTTTGGATGGCGCGATTTTTCGGAATCCTGCCCCGCTCGAATGCCTTTTCGAGTTATTAACGGCAACGCAAGAGAATCACAGACTCGTGATTCTGTCAAAGGAAAGTTTTATTCCATCCACGAAACGCAGTTCGGAGTTTCGCATTTGCCGTGAACGTGACCATTGTAGGACGATTGCGACAGGTGAAGTTTTCCTTTACACTCGGGGCATTCAATAACTTCGGATTTGCCGAAGGGTAGTTTTTTCCGCCATTCGTCAACGACTGGCATTACGACATCCATCATGCGAAATGATTTCTCCATTGAATCAGCCCGCTTCTCGCCCTGCTCTCTGGTTCGCCTAATCCAATGCTGGCAATGCTCGTTCGGGTTTGAAAGTGTGTGACCTTCTATGCACGGACCCCACTTTATGCCTTTCTCGCCAGTCGCGACTTTCTTGATGGTTTTTAAGTCCATACCAGCCTTGCAAATCATGTCAGCGCCCTTACCTCGCCCGTAGTGCTGGCAATAGTTCATCTCGAAGGCGATCATTTCTTCTCGGTATTTCATACCAGCTTCTCCATCACGAAACTGTAACCCTCCCACCCCGCCCCATAAACCCCCTCTGCCCGGCAAAACTCCGAGGTCGTCTTATGAACCTCAATTCCACGATCTGCGGCAAAGGCGTCCACGGCCAGCTTGACGCCGTGGCCTTTGAGGTTTCCTTCGTAGTAGTCGTGCCCGGCGAAGATGCCTCCGGGTTTGAGGATCGGCCACCAGCAAGTGAGGTCTTGCATGACTGAGGCGAAGCTGTGGTTTGCGTCGAGATAGATGAAGTCAATGATTGGCCCAAACCACTTGCAAGCCTCGTGAGACATCATTCGCATAGTCCTAACGCGCGTCTCTACATAGAAATCTTTTTCAAACTGGTGAAACCTCTCATCTTGAACTTGCTGAGAAAGGTTGCAGGAATCATCGTACCCATCCTTGAAATGCTTCCACGGGTCAACACAGTAAAGCGATTCAAAGTTTTTCCACGTAGCCACTATCTGCTTGGTGAAGTGACCTCCCGCGACTCCGATTTCCACGCCGACGCCGTTGGGGAATCGGGAGTTTACTAGCTCAAGGAGCGAAATCCTATCTGTTAGTGGCGGGATCATCTTCCGACATTCCACGGGAATTTAGATTTGGCGCGGCGTTTATTGAGGCGAGTCATGTCCTCGGTTTCAATGCGTTGTCCGAGCATTGCCCACTTGCGAAATGATTTTCTGTTTTCGTGTTTCGTGTGTTTCATATCTATATCGTAGGTTAGGCGGGGGTCATGGCTTGTGTTTTGTGCAGAACCAATGGACGCCATCATTAAATGAGTGATCGTAGCAAGACGTGTCTCCACATTTGCTGCAAACAGTCTCCCACAAACCGGACATCTCTTTGCCGCAAGTGATGCAGCGGCAGCTATTCTCAGGACATGCCTCCGCTCCGCCATCGGCGTTTAACTTGGCGTTTTTGACATTGGTGAGGGGTGGGATCATTCTAAGTCCCTTAAAGCCGTCGCAAGTAACAATACCGTCCCGGAAAACACTACCGTTGCAATGGCGCACAGCACAGCCCTTTCTCCACGCTGATTGAAATCAAATCCCCCAATCCAAAAAAGAGCGGGAATTAAAATTGCGGTTGTGATGGTAGCGCAAATCGGAACTTTTAATTTTTTCATACCTGATAATACCTCTCGTTTTCGTAGCTCCTGTTAAAAATCTCCACCTTCTCCGGCAGGCTTTTGCCGTCCATGTCGGCGGCAAGGGTGCGGAGGTTGCGGCCAAGCATAAATCCCGGAATCACATTCGCCCGCGTAATCTTGTTGCGCTTCAAATGCTGGTGATACTCGCCTTCGTCGGCATGGAATACCGGCCCGCAATACAGGCACTCGTTGCAAGCCCAGACCTGCGGAACTGGAATTGAAATCTCTCTAGCTCGGATGCGCCGCAATAATTCCCGGCGTTGTGGCTTTTGCGTGTACTCGACAGCCTCACACTTCGGACAAATCTTTTTGAACTCGCCGAAGTCGGGAGTCTCGTTTGCCCGCCCCGCCCCTCCTCCGTATAGGTGATGAAAGCGATACATCTGCCCCGACTTTCGCCACGCCACCATTCCGGCGTTGTTAGCCCGCTGGCAAAAGTCTTGATCCTCCCAATGTTCGGACGCGAATATCGCCTCGTCGCAACCGTTGATGTTCAGCCAGTCCTCGCGGGGCACCATGTAGTTGCCATAACAATTGAGCGGGAACAGCGCTGGCGGTGCGTCAACGTCGCTGGACTCACCCCAGCTTGCTCCGGGTTGACCGGCCTTCGTCGGCATCAAGTCCCACTTCACTTCGTCCGAACCTAAATTCCAAATTCGAGCATCGTGATTCGTTACGGGGTGCATGGAGTCACGGTTTGGCGCTTCGACGTTGTGAAAATAGAAATCAACGCTCGTTTTTGACTCGACACAAATCTTGGTGAACTGGGGGCGCACAAACCGCCAGCACGAATAGCGCACGATCTTTGGAGACTCTGAAAATAAATACGGCGCATTAAAACACGCACAATCCAAACGCTTCGCCACGCGCAGATTTGGCGTGTATGGCAAATGCGTTATCGAAAGTTTGTATCTCTCCGCCAGTTCTGGGATATAACCCTTGCGTTTCTGATAGTGGGGATCAATCAAGTAAACGTCGAAGTCCTTGAACTCCTGTTCGGAAAGACATCGAAGTTGGGCGAGCAAAAGCCAATCGTCGTTCCCGCCAAGACGAAATGCCGGGGTCATCCCGACTGTAAGGGGAAAGGTTTTCAAATCACTCCCCTCTGAAAAACCGCCCCCTCCTCCAAATCGTAAAGCTTCACCCAGCCGTTATCCAAAAGCCATTGCACGGCAGTTTGCACATGCGCCTCGCCGTCGTTTTTCCAATTCACGTCATCCATCACGACGACCGAGCCGTAGTCCATTTCGAACGTGAACCTCTTAACATCGACCAAACTCTGAAGCGTATGCTGGCCATCCACATGCAGCAGCCCGCATTTGACCGGATGAACGTCGTCCGAAGACTTTTGAATAATCTCAACCCAAGCAGCAACCCCTAGAAGTCCGATCCACTTGAATGTTTCCCCCTTCACTCGATCTAAGTTGGGTTGATTGTTCCAAAACTTTTCGTTTTCTCCGGTGTAGCCAACAACCGCATCCTTCACGCTCCATGGATCAATTCCAATTACTTTTCCACCAACCTCTTGATGGGCCAGCGCGAGAGCCGTAAGTGATTTTCCGGCATAGATTCCGATCTCAATCGAAACTTTTGGGCGCAGCGTTCCAACGAGAACCGCCAACGTGATGGCTTTATTGAGAGTACACCACCCATCTTGCTTCGGGTTGGACTCGATTATTTTTTGAAAACACTTCATGGTAACTTCGCATTCAATTCGAGCATTTCTTTCATGGCAGTTCAACAACCATGTCCAACGCTTCGTGGTCAAGCTCAACAGTTTCGTGTTGCCCCATCGGATTGATGCGCTCAAGTCTGATGAATCTGCGGTAGCTTACTGGGCTTCCAACCCTGAGTTCTTCTTGATTTGTTTTCATGGCAATCTTCCTTCTGGAATTGTTTTGCAGGCTTTTCGGTAGGCTTCATCGTACTCCGGGCCAACGGCCTTGCCGTCCCAAATACGATTGAATTTATCCCATAGCGCCAGCGCGTGAGGGCTTAATATGGCTGGCGTGTTCTTCTCCAATTCTCGCAGCAGCAATTCAGCAATCCAAGCGGACGCCTCAGCGCAGTATGGCGTGGTCAAGTCTCCAACCCTCGGGGTTGTCGCGCCGTTTGCCAGCATCCCCGTCAACGCCGCCGCCGCAAACATATCCCGGCGCTTTTTAATGTGCATGTCCGTTCCTTCCGGCCAGAAGTTCGTGCTGCAATCAGGACAAATCCACCGTTCGGATTTAGTGCCTCCCGGGTGGTCAATTGTAATCCGGTCAACTTTGGAATGTGAACAGCACGCTTGATTGCTCATACCTTCTCACTTTCCGCAATCATTCTGTCGGCATGGAAAAATCGCAGCGATTGCAAGGTGTAAGATTTTTCCTGGGTTTGGGAATCGTACGCAGCTTTCAGCATTGAAAGCTCTGTCTCGGTAAGCGGCATCGCCGCAAAGTATTCGCGCTTGGAGAGGCCATTGCAGGTTTGTCCCGGATAGTGCTTGTCGGCGATTCCTGATTCTGGACGGAATCGCTCAACAACGGATGTTGAAATTGGAAACGCCGGTTCATTGCCTTTGGGTTCGCTCATAGGCTCAAATCCTACTTTCTTGAAATAATTATGTCAATGCTAAATCATGAAAGCTAGATTGCTTTTTTGCTCAAAATGAAAGAATCGCTCCGGGGTGATAATTAAGCGAAACGAGCCGTAAACTTCTGCTTTGTTTCTTGCCACGAGCTTAAAAGAATTCGCTTCCTCGGAAGCTTTTCCAATTTCGATTTCAATAACCCTCTTAAACCTGTAAAGCTGCTCCGCCATAAAAACCTCTGGCGCTTCCATGTATCTAAGTCCGGCGGTGCAAAACTGGACGCTGTCTGCTGTAGCGGCCTTGAAAAACTTCGCCTTTTCGTATGCTTGGTCGCCACTCAATTCCAGCGCAGAGAATCTATCGAGATATTTCTGCTCGGAGGCATCTTCCGACTTGCAGGGAGGATCGGCATCAAAAGTCGTGTTTAAGCCCCCTAGCAATGTTATGGCAATCTCTGTCATTTGTGATGGTTTCATAAATTCAAATCACTCTCTTGGAGCTTCACGATTTCACTGCTGCTGTCATTTCTTCCAATTGAAATCTGCAACGGCCTGAAACTCTCATTAACTGCTCCGGCCACAAATACCACATTCGGTTTCCACGAATGACATCCCGGCACATACCTTTCGTCCCCGCTCAAGATCGGCCACTTGCTCACCGCCACAGTCTTAAACGGTGGAGTCGCCTCCATTAACGAAGCCCCCACATGATACTGAAACGTCCCATGCGCTCCGTATCCAACCGCGCCAGTCCGCGAATGAAAGAGGCGCAGCAACTTGTCGCCGTGCCTCACGATTGCGCCACCGCGAATCTCGCCGTAAGCCCACTTGGGTTCGGGCGACCTGTATTCCTGAGTCACCTTATCGCCGTCAACTTCGATAACCACTTGCTCGTTGAGTGAGTTCCCCCAGATAAAATGAATCTTTCCGTCGTGTTCAAACGGGCAAAGATTTTTCACCATGCCGCTCCAGTCGTTATTGCGGAACTTGGGTTGGATGTGCTTCTCGACGTGCCACTTTCCTTCGCGCTGGACGAGCATTCCGTAACCGATGACGCAATGGAATTGGTTGCTGACGGGCCGCGACTTCGCCAGCACGTAGGAAATCATCAGCTTGCCTTGATGAATGAAAAGGCGGGCGTCCTCCAGTGAGATGCCGTCCAGTTCGGCGGGAAACAGAATGTCGCTCGTCTGGCCGTCATTGATCGCGAGTCGGGTCGGCCATGCGCGTTTAGGGTGGTACCTGTGAACGCTTATCGGTTTATCTCCGAACTGGATTATGCTCGGGTTGTAACCACCCTTCATGGTGTCCATCGGGGTTGCCACCAATTGAGGCTTCCCCGAAATGCAATTCTTCGCCACGCGGACAATCTCATCTTTGCGGCGCGGAAAGTCACCGTAGCGACAATGGAGGGCAAATCGCTTGCTGTAGGCGCTGCCTTGCCAACGTGTCGGCTGGTCGGATACGAGTGCAATCAGCGGCGTGGTGGTGGCCTTTCCCATGTGAAGCTGCATGGAGTCAACCGAGATGATTAAATCCGCCTTGTCCATGAGCGCCAATAAATCCAGCGGGTGCGATGCCCGCACAGAACTAAGTCGCACCATGAGCCAAGACGGAAAGTTTTCCTGCAAGGCGGTCGCCAAATCCTCTTTATGGAAAAATGGAGAGCTTTGCGAATGGTCGCCGAAGATGATGAAAGGCACGTCGGGGATTTGAAGGCTTCCTTTAATTTGACGCGGCAGAATTAAAGGCAACGTATCCCACTTGTCCAAATACCCAGCCCGCTCCCATTGATCGTATTGATACGACGGATGGCGATGTTGGAAGTTGAAGCCCATGCCGTGAAGATTTGTAACTTTTACATCGTCACATTTCGACTTTGCGAATTTAATAGCCCCCTCAAGATCGAAAGGATCGCCGTCGTAAATGATCGGGTTGATGTAGGGTATCGCCTCTGGTATCTGGCGATACTGTTTTGAGACAACCAAATTCGGTTTACTCCCATAGGTTAAAAATTCGTGATAGAGCATCGGCAAAATGCTCAGGATGTCACCGTGTTTCGAGGTCTGGCAGAAACAACTCACTGGAGGGCGATTATTTTGTCTGAATTTCTCCTAGCAAAATCACAGATGGCGAGCGGAAGTGTTTTTTGCATCGCAGTTTCATAACACCCATATTTTCGCCCTGAAAATGAGACAAAGAACTCATCTCTCGATTTCCAAATTTCAATGCTTTCAAGCTCAGGGAAACACTTCTCTAAAACCTCCATCGCAGCGGCGGGGTCGGTGGTGTAGTTACCAGAATCGGCTGTCCAAAATCCTCCGCGATGCCAGCACTTTCTGGATTCGTCAAACACCCATCCACAAATGCGGTGCATTTCTTCGTCCAACTCTCGCATTTTCGATTCGGTCATAAAATCAGCCGGGTTGGTTGTCTGGCATCGGCTCAGTCGCAATCTCGAAAATCACGACCTGCTTGGCCGTGTCCACGTAGCGATTCAAAACGCGAATGCTTTTATCCTGCGGGCGCTTCGTGAAGCCTTTCTCGAAATACGCCAACACGTCTTTCAAATCGTGAACTTGATGTCTGATTTCCATACTCTCAATTCCCCTCAACCGTCTCCACCTTCGCCGGAAACACGCCCGCCAGCCGAATTGATGCGGTGCCGTTCTTATCATTCGTTGAGACAACCTCCCAAAGTGTATTTTGCACCCGCACCTTGTTGCCGCGTGTAATAATCTGACTCACTGGTGGAATTTGAACCTTGAGGAGTTCTTCGACAGGGATGTAGCGGTCGGCGAGGTTCATGCCTCCAATGGAATAATCGCAAAAACCATGCACTGCGAAACCGGGAAAATTCTATCGAGAATTTTAGATGCTCGGTTACAGTATTCCTGCTTTACCTTGTCCACGTTGTCAGTGGATATAAGAAACCCTTCGCCCAATTCTAGGACGCTATTCCCTTTTGAGGTGTATCCGCAATTTGAGACGGCTTCGAGAGCGATGAGAAATTTTCTGGTCATATTGATCGGAGTGACTTTCACTTGCCCCCATCCCATTTCAAAGCGCCAACCATCGAATCAATCCCCTTGGCTTCGACCGTCTGAGTCGCGCCCGTAACCGTCTTAACCGGCGCTCCTGGGTCAGCCCCGCGAAACTTCGCAAGCTCGGCTTCTAGCGACACAATCTTGGCCCGCTCCTTCTTGAGTTCGGCAATCGCTCGTGGCGCTCCACCAAACCGGGCGCGAACCAAAGCCACTGCCGCCGCCCGATCCTTGGGCTGCATCTTCGCCATCTCGGTTTTGAAGCTGTCGAACTTGTTCAGTTCGGCCTTGAGCAACGCCGTCCCTTCGGGGTCGGCCTCGGACTCGCTGATGTAGCTGCCCAAGTCAGGGTCGCTCGAAAGCCCTTTGAAAGCCTCGGTGAAGTAGCCTTTGTATTCCTGCTCTTGGCGCTTGGTCGCAAGCTCGCGCTCCACCTTGTTCTTTTCAAAGTTTGCCGCGTGATCGGCCACGGCTTGACCGGCTGATTCACGGATGCGATTCAGTTCGTTGATGCGATTGATGACCCGCCACGCTGACTTTCCAAAGGTGGCGTGAATGAAATCGTCCTGCTCATTGGCGGGCAACGCCATCGCCTTGCGGAAATCATTCTCGGTTGCCTGCCGGGTCTGCGCCTCACCTTCGGGATTGGTAAACGATACGGTGAGATTCTTTACCTCGTCGAACGCCCGCTTTTCCTCGGCGCGAAACGACGTGACGTACTTCGTGTTGTATTCCTCGGAGCGGGTGTAATCGGCTTCCTCGACGCGCTGCCGCCATGTCTTGCCTTCTTCGGATAGTTCGGCGATGCGGTCCTCCAATGCCTTAACCTTCTCGTCGTTGGCTGGCGTTTTCGGACGCGCTTCAAAATCGGCAAGTTTGGCCTTCAATACGGTTTCACTGGTCTGGTATTTCTTTTCGACAAAATCCTTAACCTTCCACATCTTGCTTTCGGGATAAAGCTTGCGAAGCTTCGCCTCAAGCTGTGGCGTCCAGTCTTCTTCCAGAGAGTCGAATCCGGTCTTTGGCTTCGCATCTGGCGCGGCCTCAACCTTTGGAGCGGCAGGCGTCTCTGATGGCGTAGCCGGAGGAGTTTCAGGAGCGGACGTTGGCGCGGCAGGCGGCGCAAACTTGGCGTCAACCATGGCGTCAATTCCGCCAGACGATGCTGGCGCGGGGGCTTCGAGTGTGTCAGGCATAAATTAAAAAATTCTGTTTTCTTCTTTCAGTGAAGCTAAAAGCCCATCTCGGTTTGATGCGATCCCGATCAATGTGTTCACGATTTCTGTGTTAATCATGGATGGCCGCTCATTAATCCTTGTAGCGATTAAATTCAGCAGCTTTTGGACGCAATC